TGTACCGTATCTAGCATCAGCAAATAGAATTCCATTTTCTGTTGTTTGGTCAGTTGAATCAACTAGAATCCATTTTAACGAAGTTGCATTCCATTTGTAAATTGTTGGATAATTTTCTAAGTCTGCTGTTGAAATCCATAAGTCGCCTTCAACAAGTGCTGTTCCATCTGATTGTGTAGTTGGAGCAGTTGATTTAACTTGTGGACCTGCTGGATCTGAACTTGATACTGCTGAGTAACCTTTCCAGATTGTACCGTTGTGATACATGATATCAACTTGATCAACAATTGATGAGTACCATAGTTGACCATCTGCCGCAGTTGTTGTAACTGCTGTGGCACTTGCTGTGTAAGTTAAAATTTTCCAGTTACTTGCTCTGAATCCAGTGCTTGTTGTGTACAAGTTCGCTGTACCTGCCTTGGCAACATAGTTGTAACCTGAGAAACCTGCTTCACCCAAAGTACCGCTTGTGTCAACAATTTCAAATTCTCCGCCATCATTGTGTTCAATTGAAACTCTGTTTGATGCATCAACGCTTGCCACAATGTTTGTGAATCCTGAACCGTTAATAGCACCTGCTATTAAATCAGCATCACTTGCCGCTCCTGTTGGAGTTACACTAACTGTTACTGCTGAGTTCAATGCTAGTTGTCCTACAACTGATTCAGCAATAGTAAATGTTTTGCTACCTGTTGTGATTACTGTACCTGTGATTTTTGTTGAACCTGTGATTTTTGTTGAACCTGTAGATTCTCTTCTAAAAATTGTTTGCTCTAACGCATCTGTTCCATTGTAATGGTCAATGTATAAATTGCCTACAGCAAGATTTAATCCACCACCTGTTCTATCTAGATTGTATAGAGCTGTTTCGGCATCTGAATAAATTGGTGCTGTTATGTCTTCCCATAACTTTGTTGTACCATTGAATTTTTTAACTGTCCAATTTGCACCTGAGTTAGGTGTTGTTGTTTTAACCCATAAAGAACCTGTTGGTCTTGATTCGTCGTCACCAGTTTTGTATGCTGGTACAGAAGTGTGTGGGGCAGTTGTTAGTTTTGGAACGTAATATGTTCCTACTGCAATACCCAAACCTACTGCTATATCCAATGTACCTGATGCAAGTTGAATGTCTTGGTCATTAGAACCATCATAATAGATTGCTAATATTCCGCCTATTGCTCTTGCTGATAAACCTGAAACACCAGCACCTGTAATGTCTGAAGCCACTGCTGTTGCTGTTGTACCTGATGTTGTGATTGTAGAATCACCACCGTTGATAGTGATTGTGAAAGTTGTTCCTGAACCAATAACACCTGTGTAACCCACTGTTGCTGTTGATCCTGACACAGTTGGATTTGATGCAACCCATCCTGTTGAACCTACGCCTACCCAACTACCGTCGTATTTTTTGTAAAACATTTCGTTGGCATCTGTTGTTGCCACGATTGCATAATCACCTGCTTGTCCAAATGAAGTTTTTGGAACACCTGCATTTAAAAGTGTTGCACTTGTAATTACGTGAGGAATTTTGTTGCTAAAAGTTTGTCCACCTGTTGTTGATGCTGAAGCACTATTCCATTCAAATATTCCAAATTTTGAAACTGCTGTGTCAAACCAATAAGTTCCAGATTCTGGATTTGCCGCTGGTGCTGTTGCTGTTGCTTCTAATTGACCTAGATCAACATCTGCTCTCACAACGTATGCTCTGTTGGCAACACCTAAATAACTGTAAGCCGCTTGTAATCCGTATTCGTTTGTTTCACCACCATTGATAGGATTATTATTGGCATCTGTTTTAAATATTGGATCACCAAATGTTTCTGCTAATTCTCTTTGAGAAGTCATCAAGTACACTTTGCCTGCGTTAGCGGCTGTTGTACCTTGTGCTATTCCTGTTCCGGAACTGCTTGTTTTGTCTGTTGCCGAAGCAACGAAAATCATAGGGACTGTGCCCGGTTCTGCTGGTGTGTAGAAACTTTCGTCTATTACACTAACTTGTACTCCTGGTGAAACTAATGCCATCTTTTTATCTCCTATTAAAGTGTAAAACTTTATATTGCTAGTATTTATGACAATGTGTCAAATCAAGCCGTATTAAGTGTTATTAAAAAAGGGGTTAAAAAGGGCAGGTAAATACATTCGTATGAGACCATTATGCATTAAATGTAACCAAAGACCTTGTGCTGTGAACTATAAAAAAGGCAATAAGACTTATTATAGAAAGCAATGTGAGATGTGTTTGAAGCATGGAGGACCCAGCGGTTATCAACCCAAATGGTATATTGCTGGATATAGAACTAAAACAAAGTGTGATAAATGTGGACACTCCAGCAAGTATAAACAACAATTTAACGTGTTTCATGTGGACAGTAATCTTAATAATTGTAAGTTTAATAATTTAAAAACAGTGTGTGCTAACTGCCAGAGATCGTTGCACCTTGAAGGAATCCGTTGGCAACAAGGCGATCTTGTACCTGATTTTTAAGTTCAGTAATGGTGCCATTGTTGGATAATTCTGTATTAAAATTTGTGTTTGCCCATGCCCATTCAGAAGGATGTACATCTTTGGGTTCTTTTCCAATGTCCTGATACATTTTAAACCATAATGGCAGTTGTCCTCTTTTTACCCACCATACTTCTCCGTTAATTTCTTTAATCATTGTGGCTTCATTTTCAAAACGCACATCGGGTATTACCCAGTTGATGTTTGGATTATCTAAAACTTTCTTTTTTGCTAAACTTACCCACACACCATTATAAAACCCATCACGCATACATTCTGTGCCAAACACTTGAAGCACATGTCTGGGAGTAATATCTTTACCCATTTCTTTGCTCCAAAATTCATCAGATTTTTCACGCCATGCTCTACTTTCATCTGTTTTTCCGTCCAACAGTTGTCTATCCCAATCAAACATTTCAGCCACACTGTCTTTTAATTTGTCAGCAAATGATAATTTTTGAAAGTTCTTTTCTTTTACTAAAAAGTCAGCAATGGTATCTTTGCCTGAACCTATCAGTCCGCATATTCCTATAATCATAATTGTAATTGTGTTGTTCCTACTCCTACCTTGCCTTTAACAAAGAAATTAAATGCTAGACTTAATCTGTCTTTGTCTGCATCTTGCGGCGGCACTGTGTGTTCCAACCAAGATGGAAACATATACAGATCATTTTTTTTAGGCTTTAAACCGTAATAGTCTAGATTGAATTGATTATTATTTTTATTTTTAAAAGTTGGTTTGACTGTGTCGTGAAAAAGATTTGTGTAAAAATAAGGCTTGTTAAATATGATCGGAGCAGATGTGTCATCACTTTCAACATAATACACTCCACTGATCATTGCATTTGGGTGTGAATGTTGAATAATATGATCACCTTTTCCATTTTTGTTTACCCAACTTGTTGTCAATTCAAACTCTTGTTCAATATCTAATACATCGCTAACAAAATGATTCATCACTTTCAATATCTGTTGTCTAAGATTTTTTAATTGAGGTTGATTCAACACTTGCATTCCTGCATTTTTTGGTTCTTCGTTTTCTGCTTTGTACAGCCCAACACTTTGTGAAGGAAATTCTAAATTTTTAATCCATGATTCTTCAATAGGATCTAAGGGATCTAAAACTGTTTGATATAACGGTACCGAAAATAAAGGAGTAAGATGATGTTTCATATAGTGTATATTACTATATGTTTAGTAAATTGTCAACTAAGACTTAACCAATTGCGAATGAATATCCTTGACCACCGCTGGTTTGTGTTTTAACTTCTATTTCAAGTCTTTCCATCTCTGCTAAGGCTTCGTTTTTCAATGCATCACCATTCAGTGATGTTCCACCTTGTGGACCTGCTATTGTGTTGAATTTGCTTCTTGCTTCACCCAGCATGTACTTACATTTTGCAAGTGTGTAATCTTTTAACCATTTTTTTGACAAATAATCTTTAAGCAATTCCGAATCTGGTCTGTAATTGTAAGCCTCTAATAATACTTCTTCGCCTTGTCTTGGTCTTTGAAGTATCGTTAATTTTTTGGTTGTTGTGTTCCATTTAAATTCTATAAAAGAACCAAACATTCTTCCTACTAATTCTTGGTATTGAGCAAACATATCATAAGTTGCAACACCGCCCATGTTGGAACTTGCTAATAGATAAGTGTTTGTGTATGCTAGGTTGAATGGTTCGAACAATGTACCACCATCGCCTCCACCTGATCTTGAACCTATCGATCTTCTGTAGATTTGTCTTACTTCTATCACTTCATTTGGAAGTGTGTAATCGTTTTGATCCTGTACTAGAGGCAAAAACATGTAACTTTCTTCCACAGAGTTGTCCGATCTTTGACGGAATCTATCTAATGCATCTGTTAGGGCTGTTTCGTAGTGATTAGGGTCTAATTCTACGTCTACCATACCGCCACCTAGGCTGGTATAAACATAGTCATATACTTCTTGTTTCTGTGTTGTTAAATCGCTCATACAGTTTTCCTTATACATATTTATCGTCCGATAAATATATGTATATGCCAAGATTAAGTCTTTATAAACCAGAAAAGGGAAATGACTACACATTCTTAGACAACACCGTGGTGGAAATGTTCACTGTGGGCGGTACCGATGTTTTTGTACACAAATACCTAGGACCTAAGAATACAGACGAAGCAGATGCCACTCCAAGCCAGCCAAGATACGATGCTGTGAAAGAAACCAACATACAAGATATGTTATTTCTAGAAAATAGAGACAGAAAATACGACACAGATGTGTACAGTTTAAGAGGCATATACAATGTGCAAGATATTGACTTTGACATGAGTCAATTTGGATTGTTCTTACAAAACGACACATTGTTTATGACAATTCCTATCACTAGTAGTGTTAAAACATTGGGCAGAAAAGTTATGCCGGGTGATGTGTTTGAATTACCTCATCTCAAAGACGAATATGCACTGAATGATTTCAATGTAGCACTTAAAAGATTTTATGTTGTGGAAGATATCAGTAGAGCGGCAGAAGGATTTAGCCAAACTTGGTATCCACACCTTTACAGAGTTAAATTAAAACAGATATACGACTCACAAGAATTTAAAGAGATATTAGACAAGGATGCAGGAGCAGGTACAGGACAAACATTAAGGGACGTACTGTCTACATATGAACAAGAAATGCAAATTAATAATGCTGTGATTCAACAAGCAGAAGCAGATGCACCCAAGTCGGGATACGACATAGCACATTTTTATACTTTACAAGTAGATGATAACGGAAAACCAGAATTAGTCACAACTGATACATCAACATTGGACACAACAACACAAAATACTTTAGCAGACAGAGTAACCCAAACTCCGTCTAAAGAAGGTTACAATGGATATTTGTTAGGAGATGGAATTGCACCCAATGGTGAACAGTTTGGCTTTGGCATAAGTTTTCCAGCACAGTCAGACAAAGGAGATTATTTTTTACGCACAGATTTTTTACCAAACAGATTGTTTAGAAGCGATGGCGGACGTTGGGTGAAAATGGAAGACAATGTGCGTATGACACTAACTAACACTGACACAAGAAGTACTCAAAAAGGAACATTTGTTAATAATACTAAAACTTCAACGATTGCTGGTGAATCAGTAACTGAAAGACAAAGTTTATCTACAGCACTGAAACCAAAGGCGGATAGTTAATGCAACATTTTTACGACGGACAGATTAGAAGATACATTACTCAGATTATTAGATTACTGAGTAATTTTTCTTACAAAGACGGTAGTGATGGATTAAAAACTATACCGGTTATGTACGGAGATATCAGCAGACAAGTTGGACATATCATAAGAGATAATTCAGAAAACAAATTACCTTCAGTGCCAAGAATGGGAATATATGTTACTGGATTAGAAATGGATAGACAACGTCTATCTGATGCTAGTTTTGTGAGTAAAGTTCACGTTAGAGAAAGAGCATATGATGCCAACAATAATGAATATCTAAACACACAAGGCAAAAATGTCACTGTTGAAAGATTGATGCCAACGCCTTACACATTAACAATGAATGCAGATATTTGGACATCAAACACAGAACAAAAGTTACAAATAATGGAACAAATAATGATGTTGTTTAATCCATCACTTGAAATTCAAACCACAGACAACTATATTGACTGGACCAGTTTAAGTGTTGTTGAATTGTCAAATATTAATTTTTCATCAAGAACAATTCCATTGGGTACAGAATCAGAAGTTGATGTTGCCACACTGGGATTCACAACACCAATATTCATATCACCACCAACAAAAGTAAAAAAATTAGGAGTGATTACTCATATTATTACAAGTATTTTTAACGAACAATCAGGTAATATAGATCTAAGTCAAACAATGCCTGAATTAAAAGCATATCAAGATGGATATGAAAACAGCATCAAGTTAGATGATAAAGGACGAGCAATAAGAAAAGATACAGATTCTGTGCAAGGCACAACAGGTATCAATGTTGACATATATGTGTTGAACAGTGTTGCTCAAATTATAACTAAAGGTGTTATAGGCGGCGAAGTGTGGACAGGCAATGTGTTAACCATACCAAACTATAAAAATGGATTGAGCAAAATTTATTTGAATAGACAAGGCATTGATGCTCAAGTGGTTGGTACTGTGGCAGTGAATGAAGCAAATCCACACCAACTTTTAATTGATTGGGATGAAGACACAATTCCAACTGACACTGTGATTGTTGGTCCAATCACAACAAGTGGATCAGTTGATTTTATTATCGATCCTGCATCGTTTGATCCATCCAGTGTGAAACAAAATGGTAAAAGATTACTATTATTGAAAGGCATTGGCGATTCCAACAACGAAGTCGGAGCATTTGCATGGAAAGGTGACAGCAACATAGATTTAGTTGCAGGAGCCAATGACATTGTGGAATGGAACGGAACAAATTGGCAAGTCATTTTTGATGCCAGTACTAACCCTAGCACCATTGCCAATTTCACAGAATCATTTGTTACCAATTTAAACACTGGTGTACAGTACAAATGGAATGGTACAGAATGGTTGTTGTCTTTCGAAGGTGAATATCGTAAAGGCACTTGGAAGATCTCTTAGTCACATAATTAATTGTATGAACAGTAAAATTGTAGGGTGTGGAGCACTCTTCTATACACTAGATACAAAAAGATTTTTATTACTACACAGAACTCAAAGTAAACAAAATAATGTTTGGGGGCTGGTCGGTGGTACTACAACTTCAGATAAAAATTTATGGGAAGGTCTTCAAAGAGAAATTGAAGAAGAAATAGGCGAACAATCAATTAAAAAAACTATTCCAATGGAAACATTCGTCAGCAATGATGAAAATTTTTTGTATCATACTTATTTGTGTGTGGTGGAAAAAGAATTTATTCCAATATTAAACACAGAACATGATGGATATGCATGGGTAACTTTTGGTAACTGGCCCAAGCCATTACACCAAGGATTACGTAAAACATTCCAAAATAAAACCAATCAAATTAAATTGGATACTGTGTTTAAAATGTTAAAATTGATCAAATGAAAATAATTGGAGATGTAATGTTGGATGTTTGGGTACAGGGCGATTGTACCAAAGTATCCCCAGAAGCATCCACCCTTGTACTGAAAGAAAACTCTCGAAATTACAACATAGGAGGAGCAGGAAACCTCGCTTTAAACCTGTCAAATCTTGGCGTAGACACACATCTTTACAGTTCGGTGGGCAACGATGCCCCAGGTCACAGAATACAAGAAATACTGCTTAAAAACAATATCACATCATACATCAGTAATGATGCTGTAACCAGCACTGTGAAAACACGTATGATCGGACCAGACGGACAGCACCTATTAAGACTGGATCGTGAAGAACAATACCTTGGATCTCAGCCCAAACAAAATTTATTAAAAAATTTACAAAAGGATGATGTTGTCTTGGTGAGTGATTACAACAAAGGTGTGATTACTAACACCCTTGTGAGTGATATTGTTCATTTGGTAAAAAGAGTTTATGTAGATCCCAAACAAAATCCTGACTGCTATAAAGATGCATATCTGGTTAAGCCTAATATGAAAGAGTACGAACAATGGTTTGGAAAATTTAATCCTGAAAATGCTGATCAATACAGAACTCAATTCAATTGGAATTGGTTAGTTGTGACTGACGGAGGCAACGGCATTCATGTTGTTGGCAATAATGAATACAAACACATCACTGGTGACGCTGTTGAATTAGCAGATGTTAGTGGTGCAGGAGACACAGTGTTAGCAATTATTGTGAAATATGTTGAACAAGGATATAGTATGACAGATGCTTGTTCTCTTGCTTTAAAAGGTGCAAGTAGTGTTGTACAACACAGAGGTGTTACTGTTGTTCAAATTAGTGATGTAGAAGACACAATAGTTTGGACCAATGGAGTTTTTGATATTTTACATCAAGGACATTTAGAATTATTAAAATTTTCTAAAAATCAAGGAGACAAATTGATTGTGGGTATTAATTCAGATGATAGTGTGAAAAGATTAAAAGGCAATGATCGACCTTATAACAATTCATTAGTAAGACAACAACAGTTAATGGAACTGCCTTGGGTAGATCAGGTTGTTGTGTTTGATGAAGATACACCTTTGGAATCAATCAAACAATACACACCAGACGTGATTGTTAAAGGTGGAGATTACACTGTAGAAACCACAGTGGGCAATGAGATGGCAGATGTGAAAATTTTTCCAACAGTTAAAGGATTTTCAACCACAAATATATTGAATAAAGTGCATGGAACAACAGATAAAAAATAATAAAATAATATTAAAAAATGTTTTAAGTGACGAACATTTCAAAAGCATCATGGACATTATGTTTAGTGACGGGTTTCCTTGGTTTTATCAAGATCACTTGGTTAACAAAGAACAAGCAACAACTGAAGAAAAATATAAAATACAGTTTGTGCATAAATTTCATGAAAACAGTAACATAGTCACAAGTCCTGAAATATGGAACATGTGTTTTCCTATTTTTGCTGTGCTTCAACCTCACACTTTTTTAAGAGTAAAAGCAAACAATATACCTAGAAGAGAAACAATTGTGACTCATGGTATGCACTGTGACGTGAGTGTGCCACTGAGTTACACAGCAATATTTTATTGTAACACCAGCAATGGTTTTACAGAATTTAAAGATGGTGATAAAGTTGCAAGTGTTGCCAACTCAATGGTAATATTCCCCAGCAACATGGAACACACCGGAAGTACTTGTTCTGATGAAAGATGTAGAGTTAATATCAATATTAATTTCGTTCCTGATTGGAATAACCAATTATTAAAACCTATTTTGCCACAAGGAGCAGAAGCAATTAATAAACTATGGAGTAAGATATGAAAATTTGTGTAACGGGTGCTGAAGGATTTATAGGAAAAAATTTGTGCAAACATCTAGATAGCATGAATCACGAAGTAACAAAATTTGAATATGCAATCAATAGTTTTCCTGATCCCAGTATGTATGATTGGGTGATACACCTTGGAGCAATTAGTTCTACAACAGAAAGAAATGTAGAATTAATCATGGATCAAAACTATGAATACAGTTTAAAATTATTACAAATGTGTGACACCATGGGGGTAAATTTTCAATATGCCAGTTCTGCCAGTGTGTATGGTAACACAAACAGTTTTGTAGAAAACGGACCAATATATCCTCAATCACCCTATGCTTGGAGCAAGTATTTGTTTGATAGATTTGTTCAACAAGCCATGGGAGAATTTAAAATATTAGTTCAAGGATTTAGATATTTTAATGTGTATGGAGATCATGAAGAACACAAAGGAGATCAAGCATCTCCAGTGACTAAATTTTCAAAACAAGCAAAAGAAAATGGCATAATAAAATTATTCGAAAATAGTGATCAATATCTTAGAGATTTTGTGTGTGTGGATGATGTGTGTAACGTACACTGTCAAATGCTACAACACGATGTAAGCGGTATTTACAATGTTGGCACAGGCACAGCAACATCATTTCAAAGTGTTGCAGATTCTGTGGCTAAAAAATACAATGCCAAAATACAAACAATACCAATGCCTCAACAACTCAAAGGACAATATCAGTCTTACACCTGTGCAGATTTAACTGAATTAAATAAAAATGTTACAATAAATTATAAAACAGTTGAGCAATATTTAAATGATTAATAAAGAAGGTAAAGTAGAAAAAGGTTGGGGATACGAATTAATTTGGGCTTCCAATGACAAGTACTGTGGAAAAATCATGGTGTTTGAACGCAAAGGTGCTAAATTCTCAATGCATTTTCACAAAACCAAAGATGAAACTTGGTTTGTGAACGAAGGAAAATTCCTTTTAAGTTGGATAGATACTCAAACTGCATCTCTGTTAACAAAAGAACTTAAAGAAGGCGAAACGTGGAGAAATTTACCTCTAATGCCACATCAAGTTCAATGTTTAACTGATCGAGGTAGCATCACTGAAGTGAGCACTGCTGACGATCCAGAAGACAATTATAGAATCATTCCTGGCGATTCACAAAAAATAGAAAATAAAACTACTTAGACTTTTTGGATTTTCCACATTCCTTACAAACACAGTCTGGACAATCTAGACATTCTCCACACGATTTTTTGCAGTGTTGTTCACACCCACACGTCTCGCATATATGTTTGATCTGTTGATCCATTAAGCCTGTGCTTCAGACCAACGTAACGTAATTGTAGATGATACATTACCTGCACCAGCAGTTCTAAATACGTTGATGGCCAATACGTCTGGACCATTCGGGAACGTACCTCTACCACCCAAAGTGGTATTGGTTAATGCTTTGATTTTGTCTAATCCTAATGTTGCTCTTTCTCCAGGTTGTGCAACGAAAGAGAAAATAGTTTCTCCAGGTTGTGCATAAGGAGGTTGTCCAAAAGAAAATGATACGTCACTTGCCGCGGCAATTGTGCCAGTAAATGATTGGTTAAAATCAACTCTGTAATATTCAGTTGAACCAAACACAGTTTTTGCCTGTACACTTTGCACAGTTGATCCTGGTGGAAATTCAGTTGTTGTTGCTGTGTCAACTTCTGTACCACTCACGGCACTAGCGGCTTCCCATGTTGTAGGACTAAAGAACAAGAAGTTACTGTTTGCTTGATCACCACCATATGCAAAAGTTACAGCGGCGCCACCTGATATACCTGTGTGTCTGTTTGAAAATCTCACAAAATAGTAAGATCCATTATTCTGAATCTGTGTAACCACAGTGTTGGAAGGGAATTGAGCAGAAGTAACACGCATACCCACCACATGTCCTTTGTTTTCCCATTCTGCTTCCAAGAAGTATGCATAATCTCTGTTACCACCCAAGTTAAACCAGTGATTGGATGTGGATGTCATTTCTGCTTGAGTGGTTGCTGTTGCTTGTGTAGTAGAAGCACCACCATTCCAGTTAACTGAACCACCAGGGGCAATCTCAGCAAAACTTGGTTGTCCACCTTGTGCTGTTCCTTGCAGTCCTGTCCAACCTATATCTGCTGGATCAATTGGATAGTTTTGTGGGTTAATAATTCCTTGAATCACTAACTGACCTTGTACACCACCACCTGAAACTGGTTCTGTGGTAATTTCAATACCGTCCAGTAGCAACTGGGCTCTGTTCAACAAGTCTCTGTCTCCCAAATCACCTGTTAAGGCATTGGATACTGAAGGAGCCAATCTCATTAAGAATACTGTTTGTCTAATTGTGGATAGTTGTAATCCAGTACCTGAGTAACTGAATAGGTATCCTCTGTCTTCATCAAAATTACCATCTGTTAGATATGCTGACCCCCAGTGTGATATGATCGGAGATGCTGTGTTGGATATCAACACAACTCCAGTGTTTCTGAAGTGAGCCGCCGCCGCACCTGCTGAATAATTTCTTGTGGCACCTGCCGCGAAGTTTGTAAGTTGTGCCGCTCTTGTACATCCTGTTAATGTGTCGCCTGTAATACCTGTAAATGTTATAACTTCGTTATCAATATAAACTGTACCACCTGTTTGCGGTAAGAATGAAGCATCTTCCACAGTAAGTGTGGTTTGTGTCGCATCCATATTTTCAATTAATCTTGCACCAGGTCCTTCGTTGGTTACTTCATAACGCACAGGTTGGTTACCTGTTCTCATAAATGCTTCTGTGTTTACGTTTGAGTTTCTCATTCTGTGAACAAATATGAAATTACCTTTTTGACCTCTAGTCATCCAGTCAATAAACCCAGCACCATACCATGAAAATTGTATCCCAATCATCTGCATTTTAGACACGTCCCAGTTGTATCCACTTGGTCCTGTTCCGTCCAACACGTCTTTGTTAAATTCTGATTGTTTTGCTTTTTTATCAACCACAGCACACATTTTAACACCTGCTGATTGGTTAACACCTCTGTAATCTGGAGTAACACTCATCGTTGTGTTATCTGTAACACTTGATACCACGTGTGTCATACCTCTGACTACAACTCTGTCACCTGCTTTAACTTGTTCTCTAAATCTTGTTCCCACACCTGTTACAGCATTTGAATTAGGTGTAACTGTGACTGTGCCAGCCAATTGTCTTGTGGCAGTTCTTTGTACAGCATTTGTGTTTTGTCCATCATACTCCCAGAAAATTCCGTTTTGATCATCAAATATACCTGATCTAACTGTTGCACCATTCCATTGATACAATGATACTTGTGGTTGATCTGTAAATTCAGGAGTTGTTCCTCCCAAAGTGATTTGTGCAATCACTGTGAATGTTCTTTCATTTGTAACTGCTGTTATTGTGTATTGTCCATCATACCCTGATGTTGCTACACCTACTAATCTTACAACAGCACCAACTTGTAAGTTGTGGTCAACATCATCTGTTGTTACTGATATTGTTGAACCTGCATTAATTCCATCAGCAGTAATGTTTAGAATGTCATAACTTGGAGCAAATAGAGCACCAGTTGTGTACATACAACCTTTACCTGATTGATATCTAATATATTTTTTAGATTGACGTATTGCTTGAGCACCGTGTGCCGGACCACCTGTTCCTAATTGAACACCACCATCGAATGGTCTGTGTACAAAGAATGAATCTGGTCTACCATATATCGATCCTTGCCAACCAGCATCTGTAATAGCGCCTGGTGATCTCACTTGATATGTTAAACTTGTTGTAGATGGAATAGAAGTTGCCAAGAACGGTCCTGATGCAAGTATGTGATTGTTTGCACCGTCATCTGATTGTATTACAACTAAGAATGCATTACCTGGAACAAGTCCATGTGGTGTTGTGAAATTCACTCTCATTGTTGCCAATGCTGAATAAGAAATTGTTGAACTTAACGGAATTGCTTGTGAAACTGGATCTGAAATAGTTACTGATGAATAAACACTTAATCCTGTTCCTCCAACTGCTGTTCCTGAGTGTGTATTATTTAATGCACCACCAAATGAAGATACTGATTGTATTTGAACAGTTACATCATTGGCTGGTGTTGTTCCGCCTAAACTTGATCCTGAAATTACAACTTTATCACCCACACCGTAGTTTGTACCTTCTTGAACCACTTGACATTCTGTGTAAGCAGTTGATGAATCTGTGTCATTAGTTCTTGTGATACTGAATTGAGCACCAACTCCTATTGGAGTTCTGTTTGTGCCTGTAACATTTAATGCATTACCTGTTCCTGTGTTTGCTGTTCCTGTTGCTCCTGATACAGAAGTAACTGAACCTGTTGACACAGCATCTATACCTGCAATTGTGAATGTTAAATCATTTGTAGGAGAAGATCCAAACACCGATGTACCTAATATTTTGAATACTTGGTCTGGTGCATGTCCGCTACCACCGTTAGCAACTGCCAATGTGTATGTGCCTGTATTCAGTGTCACGTTCATTGATAATCCTGAAGGTGTTCTATTTGATTTGTTTACATTTGTGAATGTTTGAGTATTCACTGCTGTTCCTGTCACAGTGTACGTGGCTATTGCACCTGCTGTAACTGTATCAACTGCGATTGTTACATCATTGGCTGGCGTTAATCCACCCAGTGCTGTTCCTAAAACTGTAATTGTGTCCGATCCTGCAAATGAGGCACCAGTGTTTGTGAATGTTGCTGTGTATGTTGTACCTGTTCTGTTAATATCAATCACTGCACCTGTTCCTGAGCCTGTAGTGCTCCAAGTTACTGATGTGTAATCTACATTGGCATCTGTGCCTGTTCCACTGATTGTTAAACTTGTAATCCCGCCATTGCCATCAACTGTTGCAACTGACACATATGCATCATTGGTTGGAGTTACTGCACCTAAATCAGATCCACTAACAAACAATTGATCTCCTACTGCGTATCCTGATGTACCTTCCAGTGCCGCTGTACCTGTTGCTGTAATTGTAGCAATTGCACTGGCACCTGCACCTGTAACTGTATCAACTGCGATTGACACATCATTGGCTGGTGTTGCTCCGCCTAAACTTGTTCCTAAGATTGTAAGTGTTTGTCCAACACCGTAGTTGTCACCAGCAGTGTTTAAAGTTACTGTGTAACCAGTTCCTGAAATTGCCACATCAAAACTAGCATTTGATCCTGTAACGTTTGAACCTGAACTTTGATTTGGATATGTTTGTGTGTTTACTGATGTTCCTGCTATTGTGAAAGTTAAAATTCCACCATTACCATCAACAGACCCAACAGTTAATGTTGCATCATTGGCTGTTGTTGCTCCACCAAGTTGTGTTCCTGCAAACACAAGAGTTTCTGCCGCTGAATAATTTGAACCAATTGTTGTTACCACAGCAGAGTATGTCGTGCCTGTTCTAGTTACTGTGAAGTTTGCTGTTACACCTCCAGCACTTGCTGTTGTGTATGTTGGTGAAACATAATTCACCGTTTGATTTGGTGCTGTTCCTGCCACATTAATTGTTTGAATTTCTCCTGAACCGCCTACAGCAGTTACTCTGATGTCTAAATTATTTGTGCCTGTTCCACCAAATGTAGAACCTACTATTCTTATAACATCGTTGGCAATGTATCCTGTTCCTGCTGTGTCAACTGTTACAGTGTATGTCGCTCCGTCTACATCTACATCAAAAATTGCACCAATACCAGATGCTCCTGCGTATGCTGATGTGGGCACGTCTGTGTATGAAGGACTGTTCAATGCCACTGTGTATGTTGATGCATTTTTTGTTACATTTATTTGAGCACCTGTTCCTGCACCACCTTGGAACACTGGTGACACTGCTGATGCTGTGCCTGTGCCTGTGAATGATGTACCTGTGATGGATGCTGTTAAAATTTCTCCACCAGTGTCTACTGATTCTACAGTTACAAAAGCATCATTGGCTGGTGTTGCTCCGCCTAAAATAGTACCATTCACAACAACAACATCACCTACAGCATAATCTTGTCCTGATCCAACTTGTCCGTTGGTCACTAATGATACAGAGTATGCTCCACCAACTCTGAATATGTCGAATCTTCCCAACTGTCCTGCTGGAGTATAATTTACGCCTGCTAAATTTGTGTACTGAGTAACATCACCAATCAAGTTTTGATTTAATGGTGCACTCAATGTTAATTCGTTTCCTACAACATTGATAATTGTTACTGCAAATCCGTCACCTCTGTCAATCACAGAGTTTTGAATAATTCCTGCAGAGTCTGCCACAGTAACTGATGTTGCACCTGATGAATAATCTCCTGTCACTGTGGGAGACGCTAATGCTCCACCAGTTCCATTAACTGCTGTAATCTGTGTACCTGTCTGAATTCCTGTTCCTGTAAGTGGTGCTCCTATTTCAGGTTGAACACCTGTGTACGGTAAAATTGTAGATCCTGATAGTGTTGCTAAACTGGTTACAAAATTTCCTGATGATCCATTTGATTGTATACTGAATGACGGAAATCCAATTGATGCACCTGTGTAAAAATCACCTTTTCTCAACTGAGTGAAATTTGTAGAAATTGTTGTAGGATTTACTGTTCCAACTTTTGCTTTTCCATAATAGTTAAAAACTGTTGCTGATGGCACTGTGTTAACCACAAACGAACCTGCGGCTCTACTTGCACCTGCAACTGAGTTATCAAATCCTGTTATTGTAAACGGTTGTCCAGGCTCAAAACCATGTGGTCCAATTGTTGTTATTGTGATCAAAGATGAACCAATACCTGATGTTCCTGCTGAAGCATCTGATGTAACTGACGCTAAATCATAGTCAGTTCCTGGAACTTCATAAATTGAAGGATAACCTCTTTGTGTCGCAATTGCTTGCCACTTGGTTGGCTGAAGTCCATATTCAAAGTCAGCATCAAGCATTGACTCTGGTTGTGCAACTCTCAATCTTTCAATTGCATCTGTTCCAAAATCATATGGACGTGTTCTTATTTCATCATCTTCAACAAAAATTTGTAATTGGTCTGTTACATCATCTGCAGATGTATCAGCATTTAAATATATAGTGGTGATTGTGTCATTGCCATGAAATGCTTTAGGAAAATCTGGATCAACAAATGCTGTTGGATTTGATGTGTTTGTAGTAAATTCTCTTCTGTAAAAAGTTGTGGCGCCTTTTGCTGGATCATTGAATGTGTATAAAACTGCATTCGATGTAGCATTTGTGATCAATAATAGTTCTGCTAATTCCACTCTTTCAGGAATTTTTACACTTGAAATTCCATTGTTGATCTGTGTTGGTAAATTATCTAATCCGTTTTCAATTACATCTGTAATTATTCCAAACAAAGTAGTCACTCTTGCAGTGGCTCCTGCTTCACCCGGTGTACCTACTATTGTTTGTTGTGTTACTACCGGTGATTGTTTTGACGTAAAAGCAACACCTGGTATCACATAATTATTAATGATATTTTTTATTTCATTTTTTACCTGTAATTCAGGTTGTTTGTCACCATTTAATACTGATACTGTACCAACCCAATAAGTTGATGCATTAAATCTTGATTGTTGATTTCCGCCATATCTTATGTCTGTTAATATACCATCAATGTTATAACCCATGTCTCTTTCACATAGAGCACTGTCATAAGTAAAATTGGCAAACGCATACACAGAACTTGATAGTGCTGGTAAATTTAAAATTCCGTCATCCACAACAGTGTCGATCACAGCCATGTTTGCCGCAAATCCTGTCTTACCAGCCGCTTCTGCATTTGATCCTGAAGAGTTTTGTGATAATGATTCTCCATTAATTGTGCCGTATGCTAAACCTGTGAAAATGTATAAATCTATAATCTGTTTGGCTTTTATCCAATATGCTAATTCACGCTCTCCAGCAGATGCCAGTTGAAGTACTCCATCTATATAATAAGTTTGAGATTGTGTTCTAATATTTTCATTACCACCATATCTCATATCAAGATATGCTGATTGTAAAACTTCTTCTAAATCATTTTTGATTTGTGTTGCTGTGGCAGTGTAACCGGCAAACGGTGCAATGTTTCCAGCAACTTGTACAGCCACCCATGCCGCCACTTCTGCTTTTACATATTCTCTATTGTTAAGATATCTTAATGTTGCATTTGGATATAAATTTGCCGCTGTGTCTTGAGTAATTTTAAAATCTAAGAAAGCATTGGATTCGTCTTTTAACCATTCTTTGTTGGCATTGATTTGAGCCCATGCATTGGGATAAAGGTTTCCAGATTGTGGTATTCCTGGTGTAAATTTGTATGTGTTAATACGTTTTTTTGCCATTCTTTTCTATACTCCTAATGCTATCGCTAACACTGTGGCTGTGTTATCGACATACTGCTTTTTAGTAACATCATTTGCACTTGTCGGATTGTTTGTCACAGTTGCTTGTGTAAATGCCGCCGACGTTGCAGATGTTAATCCTATTGTAGTGTTATTTAACGTTCCTTGCGAAGAATTCAATGTTGAAAAGGTTCCATTTCTTGGTATTACAGACCCTATTATAACATTGTCTACAACACCAACGTCTGTTGGTCTTACTGTGAGCGTGCCACCTGCTTGTGGACTCAATGTTACGTCAGCATTGGGTGTTAAACTAACCTGACCACTGGTTGATAAATTTTGTGCATTGATGTTCATGTTGGTGATTGTTCCTACTGTGGCAGGATTTATAATGACTGTGCCTGTTCCTGTAGGTTTTAATCTTATTTCTGCATTGACGCCTTCTGCTAATAAATCGCCAGTATCTAATATCGAACTGAAAACACCTGCTCCAATAATACTTGGCTGGGCCACAGTAAGTGTACCATAAGGAGTACCATCTGAGTCTGCATAAAAAATTGAATCTGGAGCATCAACAGGAACAGCATAAGTTAACGTTCCTGATTGTTTTCCTTGAGCTTCTGCTTCTGTTAAAGTTGTTGCAACTGGAATATTTAAATATGAGCTTGTAGCAATAGTTGTGTTAATTCTTTGTCTAATAGAGTTTTGATATGTTGTAAAATTGCTGGCAACTCCTGTGAAAGCATACATTCTTATTGAATTATTATCATAAGAATAACTTTGGCTTCCATCTGTTTCTGTGGTTCCTGCTAGTAGTTTAGTTTCAATTGTGCCATCTGCTTGAGCCATTCCATACACAGTATTTTCTGCACTGTAAAATTCTTGTCCAGTAATAGTTCCACCATTGAAAAGAAATTGTAAATCATCTTTACCATTAAACATTAATATATTTTTACTACCTAGTGGTGTGACGCTTGTCCAATTTATAACAGTTGAATTATCTTGGTTTTGAGGATCCAATGTGTAATTGTAAAAAGTATGATCAGTTGAAAGGTATTGATCACTATTTAATAATCCATTAAATGTAATAATATTTTTTACTGATGCATTTTGTGAATAGTTTACATATTGTAATGCCAATTGGGCTCCATTACCATACCCTATTATTGTGATATCTCTTGTGTCCACGTTGTCGTATTGACTAAAACTAGAAATTATAGAATCAATTAACGCAATGTCATTTGCTTTTGACGTTTGATAACCCACATTCCATTCATTGCCGTATCCTTGTGGAGCAATTAAAATTTTGTCTGAGATAAAGTTTACATTTGTAATACCGTTTGCTTGAGTAAATCCTTTATCATGTAATGAAATTACAACTGGAATTTTTTTACCTTCTAGTGGTGTACCTGTTGTGATAGGTACTACTACTTGAGCAGTTCTATTGTACCCTGTTTGCTCTTGTTCCCAAGTCTGAGGAAAAGTTAACGTGCTTGATTGTAAATTTAATCCTGTAACTGTGTTGGTATGAGATAATCCTTCATTATATAACTGTCCTGGAATGGCAGTATTAGCAACATCTGGTTTGTAAACGTTAAAAGCAAGACTGGATGTATCTATAACAAATGTATAAGTTGTTCCTCTTTCTACAGTAATAACTGGATTATTTCCGTCAACTGCAACTCCTTTGTTTAAAATTGTAAATTCACCCGCAGTTTCATTTATGTTAAAATCTGGTGCAGGTGGAATAACTGGAGGAGTGTATGTATTTGTGATAGTACGTACTGTGACATTTCCGTTTACATCAACCGTGAATCCTGGTGATGAATATCCGTAATCTGTTTCAAAAGGTTTAAAAACTACTGCCATTGTGCTATATCCATATTTATTATTCTGTTACTTGTGAGCCTCCAACCAAAGCATTCAGTGTAGCAAAATATGTTGCACCAAAAATAATTTTAGAACCAGTATATTTCTCTGTGGCACTTTTATCTTCTGGATTTATTTTAATTCTAACATATGAATCGTTAACTTCACTATCGATCTTGATTAATTTATTGCCTAGATTTGATCTACCATATATTGATAGACTGCTTTGATTTGGACTTGCTGATACAAGTACTTTTAAAACTTCTTTATTGTTTGTGTCGTAATCCACACTGATTGTGTATTCTGCTGTTGCGAACGTATTCACGTGCCATTGGTCTAAAACCAACCCTTCTTCAACTACTGAATATGGACCATTGTAAGACAGGTTTAACCCGTTCTTCATTAACAGAGTATTTCTGTCACCTTTTCCAAAAAATCTTGATACATCAAACATATAGAATAATCCTTATTATAGTGTATTTACCTAATCTAGAACTATTGTATTACTACTGTATTTTGGGTATTACTGCTTGTTTTTACTGTGTTTAAGCATCTTTTCTACAGACTTGATAACTTTGTCTTCTGACTGATCATCCATAGCCATAATCCCTTCGTTTGTTCTGTCACTGAACTCATCTGAAGTGATTCTTATAGGTGAATATACTCTATCTTCTAATCCAAGATCAATAATGTCGACATTATCTGATTCAGGAAATGATGTGTTTACGGGATATGTAGAACCTATTAATACTGTGGCAGTTCCGTTGAATGCATATGCAATGTGTTGTCCAACTGAGTCGCAACCAACAAAGTGATTTGCTTGTTTTATGACAGCCATCCATATTCTTATGTGTACATTCATTGGTGTTGCCACGGGAGACGACATGTGTTTTTTAAATTCCAATGGGAATTCACTCATCATCATAACTCCATACTTTTTAGATAGTTTTCTTACAATACTCCAAACATTTTTTAGTTCTATACTTCTACCAGTAACATCTGCGATATCTGGCTGTTTGCCTTCTTTCATCTGTTTTTCAGTTAAATTTTCAGGATGAGCACTTCTTCCAAATGGCTGGACCACAACAATTTTGTCTTTGCCTGTTTTGTCTTTTACTTCAGCAATCATTTTTCTTGCCATAAGTAATTCTTCTTTGCTTAATCTTATAGTTGGTTTGGGTAAATCTCTAATGCCTTTGTTGTTGATGGCAATATCGTATGCTTGAGCAAGACTACATTTTTGATTATAATATTCCCAAATTCTGTATGGTTCAGGACTGATTAATTCTCGATCTTTAAGCAACTCTTGAAATAGGTTTTTGTGCCAACTGTCGTATGCTTTAAAATACAGTTTAGGATGACCTTTAAAAGCATCAGTTCCACCTTCGCAAACTAATATAGGATCTTTTTCAGGATTTTCTTCGAGATATTTTTCCACTGCTGGAATAGAACTAATCATTCTGCCAGCACCGCCGTTTAAAAATATTGCTGTTTTTTTACTCATTTGTTTGCTACCTTTATCAGTTTTCCGTATTCGGGTAAAAACAAGTATTCTATTTCACTGTTTACTAATGTTCTTACAGCATCGTCTAATGTTTCTACTAATGGTTCACCGCCTAAATTAAATGACGTATTGAAAATTATAGGACATTCTGTTTGTTTATGAAACTCTTTTATTAAATCATAATACAACGGATTTTGTTCTCTTTTTACAGATTGTATTCTACAAGTTCCGTCAACGTGAATAATACTAGGTATTTTTTCTCCAATTCCTGGTTGACAATTTACTGCATACATCATGTGAGGTGTTTCGTCCATGCCTCTTAAATCGAACCATTCATGCACATACTCGTGCAATATAGTTCCAGCAAAAGGTCTAAAGTATTCTCTGTGTTTAACTCTGTTAACGTGATCTTTACCATCTGGATCTCTTGGATCGTATAATATTGATCTATTACCCAATGCTCTAGGTCCGTTTTCACTGGCTCCTTGGAACACTGAAACAATATTCTTGTCAGTGATAATTTTTACAACTTCTTCATTGGTTGCATCTGTAAGTTCGACACCTTCTTGATTACATGCTACTTCAATCTGTTCTGTTGAATATGTTCTTTTTGGTCCAAGGTATAATGTTGGTTCATCTACTTTCTTTTCTTTAGACTGTGTAAGACTGTAATAAAACAACATTGCCGCACCCATTGCCGTTCCAGCATCGTTTGATACTGGCTCAGCATAAAAGTTTATGCCGTCTTTCTTTAAGTGTTCTAAATAATAATAATTGGCAACACAGTTTAGTCCGTATCCTCCCGAGAATACAACGTTTTTACAACCACTCATTTGTACTGCTTTGTAGATTAAATCCAAACATTCTTTTTGTGATTCAGTTTGAACTGCGTATGCTAGATCTCTTCTATTTTGTAATGTTGTCCAATCTTCTTTTTTATCTGATGCAGGATTTTCATCAATGAAAGGATAAAGTCCACTGTTAACTATTGAGGCATTAGGATATGTTGGTATAATAAAATTTCTATCTGATAAAGAATAGTATCCTTCTTTCTTAAAAAGTTTAGGAACCATGTCGTTTGGTTTACCATATGGAAATAATCCCATTGTTTTGCCTGCTTCAATTGCCGAAAATCCACAATACTGTGTAACTGCTTCGTACACTTTTACAATCCCTGCTCTGTCTGTGAATAATGCTTGGTGTGTTTTGCCCGGTTCACCTATGGAATCAGAAGCAAAGTCTGGATAAAATGCTCCTGGACTTGCTTCTCCCGTACCATAATGTTTGTACAGTGCGAAAATATCATTAGGATAATCGCAACTGAAAATACTTTCAACTTCAAACACTGTCATTTCACCTGAGATACTATTTTTAATTGGAATAAAAGTTCCAGCACCGTCAACAATTACTGCCACTGCTTTATCAAAACCTGATCTATAAAAAGCACAGGCGGCATGTAGTTTGTGATGAATGTGTGCTAAATCAATTACTTGAGGATGTTTTATTTCTTGTACGTGTCTATCAATTAATCCAAGTTTTCTTGCCATACCTGTATAAACATCGTCACCTGAATAATCAACTCTACCTGTTGATCTATCTTCTAAAGGTTGTGTGTGAGCAACAACAAGATAATCAATTTTATCTGTGTACTTCAATATTTCTACCATTGATGCATATGGTCCACCATCGTATTTTCTTCTAGATAAACGTTCTTCTTCTATTGAAAAAACCACTTCACCGTCTTTTAAAAGACAAACACCTGCATTATGCCCTCTGGCTATTGCGGCAATATATCCTGTTTTATTGTATTTTTCTATATCATCCATTATTAGTCCTCTATTGATTCACCATTAACTGCAGAAACTACATAGTCTTCTATTTCAGGTGTCATTGCCATTATTTGTTCTTGTTTTCTACTAATTCTTTCATCCATTGTTATTCTTATTGGATCATATTCGCGTGTCATTTGTCCTAGGTCTATGTGTTTAATATTTTCTGATTTAGCATATGAAGTGTTTTCAGGATATGTTGCACCAAACACAACACTTGCTGGTGTATCTAAACTGTAAGCAAGATGTTGTCCTAAAGAATCGCAACCTAAAAACTGATCAGCATATTTTATAATTGCCGCCCATTGTCTTAATTCCACTTTTTCTGGCATTGCTACTTCATCTGGAAATCCAGCATCTTTAAAGTCTATGCCGAATTCACTCATCAACATAACTGCAAAATCTTTCTCTTGTAATTTTTTAATAATGCTCTTTAAATTAAAAAACTCAATACTTCTGTTTGTTTTATCTACAAAAGAACCATCTATTTGTTGTATTGCTCTTCCGAAAGGTTGAATCACTACAACTTTTTCTTTTTTTAATTTCTCTTTAACTTCGTCTATTGCTTTTTTTCCAGCAAGTAATTCTTCTTTGCTTAATATCAGTGTTGATTTAGGTAAGTCTCTAATTCCTTTGTTGTTGATTAACACATCAAATGCTTGAGCAATATTACATTTTTGATTGAAATATTCATGCACTCTGTATGGTTCAGGACTTACAATATCCATGTTAACTAACTTTGTATGGAATAAATTTTTGTGATACATATCATATGTTTTTGAATCCAACGTTGGATGTCCTTTTAGAATATCACAAACACCTTCGATCACAATGACAAAATCTGGATCATTTCCTTCTTGTTGATATTTTTCTAAGGCAGGTATAGCAGATATAATTCTACCCATTCCACCATTGAGTAAAAATGCTTTAGGTCTTTTTTGTTCTGTGCTCATTTGATACAAATATTTATAGATTAATTTTTTATGTGATTATAATAGTGATTCTATGGTTTTATTAATGGCATGTCTGGGTATTTTAGTTTCCAATGGTGCACGTGTTGAAAATTATCTCTCATGTTAATCCAACCTGCTTTACATTTTTCAATGGCTTGTCGTTGGGTGTCATTGTACACTATTCTTGACAATTCGTTATCACACATTTCGATGTGATCTAACACTGTTTGATGAACTTTTTCGTTGGTGTGTTGATGTACCCTAAATCGTGGCTTCACAAATTCACCGTTAATGTACTTCAATTCTTGATTATAATATATCTGATTCAACACATGGCCCCAATTGTATTCCCATGACATAGAATTCCCGTCATCGTCCAGTTGTCCTACATCTTCTTGATAGTATGGTACTGGTTCATGATTGTATACTCTTGTCAAATATGATGCTTCCCATGGATTTATTGCACCATCTATTATTAGTGCAGAATGTCCTGGTTCAAGATGAGAAATTCTCGTTTCAAGTAATTCCACAGTTGGTGCTCTGTGTAAACATTCTCCAATTATTCCAGTGCTATCGTTGACAGCAAATTTTAAATATCTATCACCGGCATAATATGCTGTGTGTGTGATACCTTGACTGAAATTATCTACATACGGTTCGTTGGGTATTTCCATTTCAAACTCGTATTGATTTAAGATTTCTCGTTGGTCTGTCATAACTAGAATTATTTATTGCTAGTTAATCTGGGTAACGACTAAAAGTGATTACTTAAAGTTTGGTTGTGTTGGGAAAGGAATTTTCCAAAACGATACACCATCATACTTTGTTGATAAACCTTCCAACATAGTTTTGTGTGCGGTGATTGCTGTCGTTTCTGCATCAGTGTACACACCCGTTCTTGCTAGTTCTGTTGTGCAAGACGCTATTTGATTTGTGATACTGTCTGTAAACTGCTCTGCTGTTGTACCGTGTGTTAAAAAGTCTGGTTCCACTATGGCGTTGTTCACATATTTAATTGTTTCTAAATTCCAAATCTGAGTTAGAATCTGTTCATCACTCCAAACATGAGTCCAAGTTTCTGCGGCACCTTCAGCATCTGTTGTGCCTAAATTTTCTGTGTAGTCTGCTTTTTCTCCTGAAGTGTACCATTCTGTGATCATTGCCGCATGCAATGGAGCCGCGTCTGCATCTAATATTCCTGGAAGATGACCTTCCATTAAAGGACCTTCATTGGCAACCATTAATTCTTCAGTGTCGCCATTTCCAATAACTCCAGCAATTACTCCTGTAGTTGCGTGGTATTGAAATTTAATATATCTTTCACCATTGTACGTTGCCGCTTGTGTTACACCGTCACTGAAGTCGTTAACGTATGGTTCATTTGGTACTGCTATTGTAAATGCTTTTTCTATTGCCATTGTTTTTATCCTGTTATACTTTTATTTATCAAACTATGTTTAACTTGACGGAACAAACTTGATTCTTACTCCACCAAATCCACCTCTTATTCCATGATCCCTTGTGTCTGGACATGGGTTAGGTGATAGCCCACCTGCTCCCACAGGTAGATAATTGTTACAACCTTGCATCTCGTAACATCCGCAAGATCTTGTTGATCTCCAACAGTGTGCATCCGGAGTACCTTGTCTTGGTGTTTTTGTTGCCAAGTTAAGTGCCGCATACCACTGAAATAATTGGTTTCCTGACCATTGTGACATTGGCGTGCTATCTGATTCTTTTTGGAACGTGATCAATGCACCGTCTTCTGAAAATAATCCTGCTGGTGTAGCCACGTGTTGTTGAAACCGACACTTACAGTGTGGACAACATCCAAAGAAACTAGCACATGAAAACTGTCCGCAACAGTTCTTGTTTGTATCTCCACCGTATCCTAATGAACACCATTGTCCATCACACACGTTACATACTGTTCCGCAGTTGTCATTGTTGCATTTTGTGTAACAGAAACCTTGTGCTCTGAAACAACAAAATAATGAGTCTCCTGATGTACACATAGATTTACCACCAAATCCACCTCTTGAACAAACACAACCGTTTCCGTTTGCGGCTGTGATCCAACAAATTTCTGATTGTTCTGAACATCCTGAAAAACATAAATCATGAGCATAACAACTGTGTCCTGTTTGACCTGTCATTGTGTCGCCTGCTTCCACAGTGATTGACTTTTTCACATATGCACCTGCGTTGCCTGGTAATCCGTCTCCACAACAGCACATTCTTGCACCTGATCCGCCTGCACCCCAAACTTCTATTTCGGCTGTGCCATCAACGTTTGCTGTCCAACAAATACCATTGCAAAATTTTGCGTAATTTGTACCTGAAGTGTATGAATAAATGTAACCAGTTTCAAGATTGTTTTCAATCATCTCTGCTGGGTTTCTAGTAGTTAATAATCCTTTTAAACTTGCCATAATAATATTTATCCTATCTAGTTAACCTACGGAGTTGAGTCTATTTCGTAATCGTCGGTTGGTGATACAAACTTAATTCTAACCAATCCATGTCCACCTCTGTGAGCGTGATCTCTAAAACTATCACAAGGTGTTGGACCTTGTCCACCAATACCTGCTGGATAATAAGCGTTACAACCTTGTTCGTCATAACAACCACACATTCTGTTACCTGCCCAACAACCAGTATAAGGACCGCCTGTTGTAGGATTACGTGTTGCTAAATTGAAACCATGTGAAGCATTCATCCATCCACCCATTCCTGACCAATTTGATCTTCCGTTGCCTGAATCCATTGTGTAGTGTACTTCACCACCCAATGTTGAAATCATTCCTGGAGGAAATCTATTAACTGGAACTTGTCTACAGTTACAGTTTGGTTGACATCCTCTGAAATAGTGACAACTAAATCCACCATAACAGTTTGTGTCTCCACCGTATGCAAAAGCACAAAATTGAGGACAAGCCGCTGAATCCATAAAGTTACAAACGATACCACAATATGCTTCACCGCCCTGTGTGTTACAGAAACCCGACGCTACTGCACAACAGTAAATTGAGTTACCAGTTGAACACCAAGTGCGTCCACCAATTCCACCTTGAGCACATATACATCCGTCTGATCCGCCATCACCAAACCAACATATCTGAGTTGGTTCAGAACAACCTCTAAAACATAGTGTGTCTGAGTTACCACATGACATACCAATAATTGCACAAATGTAACAACCATCTGCCATTGTGATTGTTTTTTTAGAATATGCACCTGGGTTACCTGGAATTCCTCCACCGCAACAACACATTTTTGCACCTGATCCACCTGCTCCCCAAACTTCTATTGTGGCAGTACCGGCTGATGGTGCTATAAAACATATGTGACATCTAAAGTTTGTGCCTCTTGATGTACCTGGATAATATTGATAAATTCTACCTTTTTCAAGGTTAGTTTCATTTCCTACTGAAAAATCGTATTTGGATTGAAGTAATGTTGTTAGACTAGCCATAAAATTAACTTACGAATTTAATTCGTACTCCTCCATGTCCACCTCTGATTGCGTGATCTCTAACTCCTGGACATGGGTTAGGTCCTCTTCCTCCTGTACCAATCGGCATCTGAGGTATACAACCATCATTTTCATAACAACCGCAAGCAACACCGCCATCCCAACATGATGCAAAAGGCACACCGCCTGTTGGAAATCTGCCTGAACCCATGTTTGCCAAGTGATTATAGTGTCCTTGACCTGACCAGTTTGCTACTCCGTTATTAGCATCATTGGTGTAAGTAATCATTCTACCTTCTTTAGAACCCATTCCTGCTGGAGTAGGTATATGATGATGGAACATACAAATACATGATGGATAACAACCAAATGCTGATACACATGAAATTCTTCCACATTTATTTTCTTGTCCACCGTATGCTTGAGCACACCATGAACCGTCGCATTGGTTACAAATAATTCCGCAGTTATCGTTGTCTGTTCTTGTTACACAGAAACCGTTTGCTCTGTAACAACAATAGAAAGATGAGTTAGTAGAACAATAAGTTACTCCGCCTTTACCACCTTCTGCACAAGCACACGTCTCTGAACTTGCTATACAAAATCTTGCATGAGAGGCTTCTGAACAACCTCTAAAACATAGTGAGCCTGAGTTGCCACAACTTTGTCCTAAACATCCACATACATAATCTCCTGGAGACATTGAAATTTGTTTTTTGACATACGCACCTGCGTTGCCTGGTAAACCAAAACCACAACAGCACATATGACCACCTGACCCACCTGCACCCCAAATTTCTACTATGGCAGTACCTGACACTTCTGGGTGAAAACAAAATCCGCACCACAATCTAGAATAGTTAGTTCCAGGTGTGTAGACGTAAATACGTCCTTTCTCTAAATTAGATTCCTCTACCGAGACGAATGCATCCTGTTTTGTTCCAAGTAATGATTTTAAACTAGCCATTGTTTTTGTTTCTCCAAGTGTTTAATGATGTAAATTTAATATAAAATATTATAAAAAATTATACAGCACCAATTATCCAACCATAAGTCGGACCAGTGTAAATCAAAGTTGCGATTGCACCATTTAAGTCCATTGTTAAGTCGTCTGCTGAACCTTGAATTAGTGAACCATTCCTAGCAACTAAAACCGCGTTAGTTCCAAAGTTCGATGTTGCATCAATGATCTGAATTGTGTCATTAATCAACAAAGAAGCATTAAGAGGTAACGTGATTGTGAAAGTAGCACTGCTACTGTCTGCTAAGATTCTATCATTTACCACTGCTTGGTAAGTTGTTGCCACTTGTTTAGTGACTACGCCAGCAGTTCCAGTTGTTGATATGTATCTTCCCATTGTCTTTATTTCCTTTATTAGTACTCTTTTATACTATTTATATAATTTACCTTAAAATTATGCTGTACTTGTTTCAATACCGCTTACAACTGCACTTACATTAGCGGCACTTGAATATGCTACCAATAATTGCGTTGCAGACAGTACTAAACCAGTTCTTTCCAACACACCATGACTCAAAATCTCTGTTTCGTACTCAAGATATTCTGATGCATCTGGTGTAGCCGTATCTGCCACTGCCAATCTTACTGTAACTGCTTGGTTACCTCTGTTACAAAACGATACTGTTGATACTGTAAAAGTGTCAGCAGGTGTTGTGTAGATAGTCGTAAGTGTAGCGGCTGAAAGATCTGCTTTTCCTATTCTTCCTGAAGCCATTGTTTTTTCTCCTTTAACTATGTATTAAGTAGTTCATCGCAATCGGTACACCAGTAACTCCTTTTGTGAAGTTAGTGACGCTTTGGAAATTGATTCCTACGTTGTTACTTGTACTTATCGTATTACCAGTAATTACCACTAATCCCGCAGTAATCAAGTTAACATTGAGCGAACTAGCACCACCACCAATTTGTGAAGCGATATAAGTTCTTATTGCTCTCTGAGTCGGAACAATTGCGTCTGAATTAGCCGCCATTGTACCATCAGTTGAGAATTCATTGATAGAAGCACTTGTTCCACCTAATGCTAAATCACCCAACTGTAATTCTTGTAGTCCTGATATGTTGAATGCATCTGCGTTCAATGAAGCAATACCAGTTGCTTGTTCTACTGAGAATAAATCTCCCACTCTAAAGTTACCATCTTGGTCTGTAGAAGTAAAGAATACTCTTCCTCCACCACCTTCAACAGTTTCGTTTGCTGGTATTGGATTTTGACTTGGTAAACCTGGATAGTTTGTAGTTGTAAAGTTACCAGTACCTATGTCTAGGAAATCGTGACCAGTTAATCTAACTTGTGAGTATCTAATTCTCATTTCTATGGACTGTCCATGTTCTGGTGATTCATAAGATTTTATATCTGGTGAAACTTGTAATAGACCTGTGAAAGGAGTTTGTGTTCCAAGTTGTTGATTAACAGCAACCAGTTTGAAATATTGTCCTGGTAAATGCCCAAACTCAATGTTTGATCCTGCTCTTGGAATTGATGTTAAATTTTCAACAGCAATATATTTTCCTGTTTGATAGTCATCTCTAAATCCACCAAATGTTTCTGCTGTTCCGCCACTTGCATATGCTGTGTAGCCAGTTGAATCAATTGGAGTTGTCAGTTCGTAGTCTGCATAAATTTCAAATGTGTCTGTTGTTAAAACTTTAACATAGTAGAACACACCAGTGTTTAACTCGATCATTCCAAGTATTGTATCAAACTTAACTTTATCGTTTGTGTTAAAGTTGTGTGCAGATGTTGTTGTGATCACTGCTGTTGTAGCCTGTGTAATTCCTGTTACAGTTGCTTGTACACCTTGCTCTGTGATTCCAGCAGAAGCAGTTACATAATCAGAACCTCTTGCAACAAATGTTGGTTGACCTAATACACCATCGCCAATGTATGCTTGTACAGGCGCTTCTGTAGTATTGTTTGGATCTGTGAATGTTACTGTTGGTGCACTTGTGTAAGAAGCACCACAATCTAATATTTTAACACTTGAAATAACTTCTCCTGTAACCACTGCTCTAGCAACTGCCTGTCTAGGAGTTGTTGAACCATCATTACTTGGAGCACCTATAACCACTCTTGGAGTGATTTGGTAGATTGTTGTTGAATCCAGTGTTGTCTCAACTGCTTTGCCACCTAATGTGTCCCAACCTGATGAGCTGTCTGAGAATTTTTTAATTGCGGCAATTTTGCTAGATGAATTGTAAGTGTCAATGTAACCGTACTGTCCAGCACCTTTACCTTCTGTTACAAATAAAGCCATTCCAACATAAACTCCACTTGCCGCTGAATCTGCCGCCGCTAAAGTAATTTGTGTTGTTGTACCTGTTTGTCCTGAGTTTGTAGTAGTTACAAAACCTGCACCACCTAAATCTGATGGATCAGAAGCAGGAGTTTCTGTTAATCTAATTTTGTACACTCCGCCTGTGTTGTAAGTTGCCACAACACCATTTAATCCAAAACCGTCGCCTGTGATAGTCACAGTAGCATCTGAATATTCTCTACCTGCGTTGCCATATTCGAGTGCAAGTATTTGATTACCATCTGTAAACACACTATCAACCACTGCATCAGTAGATCTGTTGTTAACTTTACCTGTTACAGGAACTTCAGTTGGATCAACACCTTCTGCCACACAACCAAAATCACCATATGATGAGTTACCGTTTGTAGCACGTATTTTTCCACCTGTTTCTGCAAGGTATCCAATGTGTCCATAGTATGAGAACACAGATACAAGTTCTGCTCTTCCTAAATTAGTGATCCATGCACCAATACCATCTGATATTACCTGCGTAAAGTCATTTGATACCATGGAATCATTTCCACCTGCGTGTAAATCTCCATCAATTTTTTGTCCTACAGCACCTGTTCCAAATGTTGTAACGTTTTGAATGTAAGGTGATCTTCCACCTGCACCATTCAGTGCACCAATCCACACACTTTCGTCTGCTGTGCCATATCCTGGATCAAGAGAAAGAAAAGCACCTGCTGATGGACGTTTAGTTCCATAACTGTTTGCCGCTCCCAATGAACCTGATAAACCTTGTACTGTACAGTTTCTTAAACCTGTTGCATTTCTCATGTAGAACATGTCTGAAGTTGTCGAACCGCCAACAGCATTCACATACCATTTAGCACCTTTCAGTGACATATAGTTTCCTGTATACTGTAAATCGTAAATAATTCCGTCTATGTAATCTTTAATATCGTCTTCACAATCATTTTGACCGAATTCATATCCTGGGTTTGCTCTTTTCACAAATTCTGCACATTCTTTAGCCATAAAGTCTCTGTTGGCTAATACTCTTAAACGTGCATCTGTGTAACCAACTTCTACGTTTGCTGTGTTTGAACCTGTAACTGCAACATCTGAACCAACTGCATTAATTTTGAAGTCAATGTATTTTTCAATATTGTCTGCAATTGCCGCCGCTGCTGTGCCTGCCGTACTTGAACCTGCTGGCACTGCCACGTTTTGTGTGATTGTGTTTCCTGATGTTACTGTTAACACTTGGAATGTGATTGTTTCACCAATCGCTGTGTCACCAGTATCTGGATTGTTAATTGTTTCTGTTGACGCAATGGTGATTGTTTCACCTATTGCATAATTTTGTCCTGGAGCCAACACAGTTAATCCTATAACGTAAGCAAATTCGTTTGTTGTCAATGTAAATGTAGCACCTGATCCTGATCCAGAGGCTGTTGTGTTAACTGTTCCTGTACCTTCAATTAAACCAGCACCTTGAGAACCTAAACTTGCACCAGTTGGAACTGTTATTATACCACCTGATGGTGTTACTGAAACAGCATTGTTTTGAACAACATCTGAAATGATTGCTTCTAAACGTTGAATACCTTGTAAAGAATATTGAACATCACCACCAGCAACTAATGAGCCTGCTGGTCTGATGTTGGTTGATCTCAATTCGTCTCCAACCACAGCACAGTTTGACGGCACACTCATAGGAAGTGTTTCGTAGTATGTACCTGTTTTAACATTCAATGTGATTTGAGGTTGTAATTTAGCAGGAACACTGTTGATGTTGCCAGCCGTAATTGCATCTGATGGCACTGTCATTAATGAATTTATATCTGCAACCACTGTTGATTCTGCTATCTTAGTTAAATCTGTTACTTGAAGTGTTGTACCTTGTGATGGTGTATATCCTGATGAATTCACAACCACTTGTTGAGCAATGTATGCCGCTCTCACAATTGCCGCGGCAGTTTCTGCTGTTTGTCCTGCAACGTAACTAGCACCTGCGCCTGTAAAGTAACTTAATGCCGCTTCTCTTGATCTGACATTTCCGCCTTTACGTAAATCGTTAATAGTGGCATCAATAATTATACCAATATCTCTTCTGCATTTCACAGCATCATAAGTGAAAGAACTTGTGAATGGTGAAATATTACCTGCAATTTGAACATTGATCCAAGCAATAATTTCGTCTTGTATGAATGCTTTGTTTCTAGTTAATAAGTTTACACCTTGTGGATTTCTTGGTCCTAAATCAATTTGATGCAGTGCATATCTTACATTTTTAAACGGACTGTCTAGTGTGACACCAGCATTAGGAGCCGGTCTATCAACACCGCCTGGACCTACATAGTAAACTTGATCTACTTGTCCAACAAACCCCCATTGAGGTAATGTACCTGCACCGTTAACAACAAGTGCTTGTCCTGAAGCACCAATCGGTAATCTTGCTGGTCCTGAAGCACCATAAATTAAAATGTCACCTTCTGATTCTAATACATCATTTTCTGGACCACCTGCTAACAATTGCCAAACAGATGTATCAACACCAGCCCCTGGTGCGTAATCTGGTTGATTGATTGTTGCTGGTCCAACATTGTTTGAAGTGTGTGCTGTAATACAAATGTAAGAAGTGTCTGTGTTTATAGATCCTCTCACAATATCGCCTTTGTCAAAAACAGCCGCATTGTTCCAAGCACCTTTCCAGTATAAACCTTCGTTTAGTTTATCCCATTGTAGTACACTTGGTGGTCTGTTTCCTGTTGTGTCAGCGATAGCAATGTAAGTTGTACCACCAACTCTAACAACATCACCTGTTTTGTAAGCAGTTGCGTTGTTGTAGTCACCTTTTAAACTGAAACCTGTAACAAATAAATCCCAATCAGCAGTTTCTGTTGATGGAACTTTGTTTAAGTTGTTTCTTAATCCAACGTATTGGTAACCTCCGTAAGTAACAATGTCACCAGGTTGGTATTGTGTAGATGAACTCCACGAATCTTCAAATTCTAAACCTGGAATAAAAATGTCCCAGTTGGCTTCGTCAGCCGCCAATGATGCACCTGCTGTGTGAGCCGCTGTTGCAATCCATAAGTTAGCACCATACTTAACAACATCATTAACTTTGTATCTTGTTGCTGTAACCCAAGCACCTAAATATTCAATACCTTTGTGTAGGTACTGCCATTTTGCTTGATCGTTTTCTAATCCTAATGCAACTGTCGCCGCCGAAGTGTGTCCAGTGATACAAACATAAAGTTGTCCACCATATCTTACTGTGTCATTTGGTTTGTATCTTGTTGCAATAGCCCAAGTGTTTAACCAGTTAAATCCTTTTGCAAACACTTCCCATTTTGCAATATCTGTTTCTAAACCATCAGCCAATGTTGCCGCTGAAGTGTGTTCTGTTACACAAAGATATACAGTTGCACCGTATCTTACTAAATCGTTTACTTTGTATCTTGTTGCAATAGCCCAGTCTGTTTTGTAATCAAAACCTTCAATGAAAAGATCCCATTTTGCACTGTCGCCTTCCAGTCCAATGTTAACATCTGCGTTTGAGGCATGACCTGTGTTACAAATATAGATGTAACCACCGTATTTTACAACGTCATTTGGTTTGTATGTTGTGTTTACTCCCCAGTCACCTTTCCATTCTTGCCCATCGGACATCAATGCCCAATTTGCCGCTGTTAAATCATCTTGAAATCCTGTCGCAGAAGTGTGGTTTACGATACAGATGTAAGTTCTACCACCGTATCTTACAACATCATCTACTGAATAAAGAGCACTTGTGTACCAAGCACCTTTCCAAACAAAACGTATTCTACCTAATTTAAACTCAGCCATGGGTTAATATATCCTCTTATTACAGTTATTTATCATTATTCGCCGTATCCGTTAGAACTATCAATAGCACTAGTCGGATCTCCTTCATTTAATTCTGTACTTGCTGTACCGCCAGTGAAAAAGTTCAATGCTAACAATGAGCCTGAAAATCCACCATTTAAATTAGCAATTCTATCTATAACAATTTGTCCTGTTTCTGGAAATGCTTCATTAAATATTTCTTTATTTCTTACTTTAATTTGACCTGCTCTAAAACCTGAAACATTCAAGTTAGCACCACCTCCAGAAACTCTTGATCCAATATATGTAAGAATTGCTTTCTGTGTTGGTACTACATTGTCGGAGTTTGCCGCCATTGTAGGATCTGTTGAAAATTCTCTAATAACAACTTCTGTTCCACCCAATACAACACCACCTAGTGCTAATTCTGATAGTCCTTGTAAATTGAATAAATCTGCGTTAAGTGTTACAATACCTGTTGCCTGTTCAACAATAAACAATTCTCCAACACGGAAGTTACCATTCTGATCAGTTGATGTGTAGAATACTCTACCACCGCCATTATTGGCAGTTTCTCTGTTTGATTGGTATTCATAACCTTCTGTGAATCCAGCATTGGTGTAAAGTTCTGGATAGTTTGTTGTTGTTACTCCACCAGTTCCAATATCTAAGAAATCATGACCAGTTAATCTAACTTGTGAATACTGTTGTCTAATTGTTATTGTTGTTTCATGCCCTGGAGATTCGTTAGATTTCAAACTTGGTGAAATTCTAAATTGTGCTGTAAGATTTGGAACTGAACCTGTAATGTTTGTAATCTGTGTTACTCTATAAATTTGATCTTCAATGCCGTTAATGTACAACAAGTCGCCTGGTCCAGGTTCTCTTGATAATTCTTTTATTTGTACAACTTTTCCTAATTGGAATTCGTCAGCAAATCCATCACCTGTAACCGTTGCACTTACATTGATAAATCCTGTACCTCTGTTGGTGAATGTTGGTTGACTCAATACTCCGCTGGCTATTCTTGCTTCGACAGCCACATCTGTTATGTTCACATTGTCTGTGATTGTAACTGTTGGTGCTGTTGCGTATCCTGATCCTGTGTCTAACAGTTGTACTTTAGAAACCTTACCTGCATTTGTTATAACTCTTGCTAAAGGTGGAGCACCTTTTTTAAGAACAGTTATATCTGACATTGTGGTATCTTTTAATGGAACAAAATAACCGCCAGCATTTCTACCGCCCACGATGCCTGAGTAAGTTCCTGATAATGTTGCCAATTCTTTCCAACTTACTGCGTCATATGAGTAAGCCACTTCGCCATTCACAGTGATCGCTAAAAAAGTTCCTTGAGAACTTGTTACTGCTGTGTATGGTCCTGTGTGTGGAGGTGTTTCTGATTCTGTCCAAACTGTGATAGCACTTGTTGAACTTTGTGCCGCATTTGCATTTGATACAAAGAATTTATTCACTGACGTTGAATCGTCAAATGGTGAATCTTGTACTGATGCTATAAATTTATCTCCAGTGAACGTCAAGTGCTGTACTATATATCTGTCACCACCTATGTTAGCCGCCAACTCCCAAGTTGTACCACCGTCTACTGATTCCCAAGTTTGTCCATAGTCGTTGCTTATAACAATTAAACCGTTACCTGCCGCAATTTTTGAAAACACTGCTGTTGATCCATCGTACGGTTCAACTTGTTGAGATGACCATGTGTTACCTTCATCGCCTGATATGTAAACAACACCTGTTGATGAAACCACAACCCATTGTGCAGATACGTCTTCCCATGCACAACCTTTAAATATGTCTGCTCCAATATTGCTTGAAATGTCACTCCAGTTAGCACCGTCTTGTGATCTTGCTAGACCACCTGTGCTAGAAGTTGCCATAAAGTTATTCTTTCCGCCTACCAAACTGTTCCAGTCCTGTGTTGGTACACCGTTTGCAACAGTCCAGTTAGTAGAATCAACTGATCTTAAACCTCTACCGTTGCCTAATAAAATAGTTACGTTTGTGCTTGTAACTCTTCTTGAAGCACCTAATAAATAATCTCCATTTAATGGAATTGATGCTGATGAAGTACTGTATGGTGGTTCACTGAATTGTATTCTTGGCTCAATAAAATATTTTGTTGATGGATCTAATGCTGTTTCAATTGCAAATCCACCTAAAAAATGTTGCCATCCTGGTGTGTTATCAAATTCTTTTTTAACTGTGCAAACTTTTGTTAATTCATTAAAAGAATCAATGATTCCGTATTGTCCTCTGCCAGTACCTTCCCAAATATAAATTCTTTGTCCAACTGTTTGAGCTGAAGTTCCTTGGAATTGTGCATTCAATTGTATGCTGGTAGCAGTACCTGTTATGGCTGGTCCTGATTTACTTGTGTATCCGGCACCACCTGCTGGAGTTGAATCTCCAGGGCCTAATATTCTAATTTTATTTACAGCACCGTCTCTGGTGTTTTCATAATTGATTACACCCGATGCACCTTCTCCTGAACCTGCTATTGTGATAGTAGCAGATGTATAATCTTGTCCTGCATGATCGTAAGCAAAAGCAAATATCTCATTTTCATCATTGTACACTGCATCTACTTGAGCTTCTTGTGTTCTGTTATTGAATTTTGCTGTGATAGGTGTTTCAGTGGGTGTTACACCTTCTGCAACTGAACCCCAATCTCCATAAGAGTTGTTTCCGTTTGTTGCTCTAACTTTACCACCAGAAGTTGCTAGATATCCTATGTGACAATAATATGTGAACACAGATACAAGTTCTGATTTACCTTCACCATTAACCCAGAAACCAATACCTTGATCGATAACCTGTGTAAAGTCATTGGCAACAATTGATCTGTTACCACCATTGTGAAGATCGCCATCTACTTTTAAACCTACACATCCTGTTCCAAATGTTGATACATTTTGTACATAACAAGATCGTGTTGTTATCCAAGCCGCCGCATCTGACGCCCCCGAACCAGGATTTAACGAAACAAATGCTCCGCCTGTTGGTCTTTTTGTGCCGTATTCATTGATTGGTCCTAATGTTCCAGATAATCCACTTAATGACATATTTCTAATACCTGAACCATTGTTAACATAAAACATATTTGATGTTTCATAACCAGCCGCCGGTTTAACTTCTGTGCTTCTCAGTTCATCTCCAACTAGTGCAGTGTCTCTTGGCACAGTGATAGGTAAAATTTCTTGATACAAACCTGTTTTAATAAAGACTGTTGCAGGTGATCTTGCGGCTAAATCGCTATTGATAAAATCACAAGCAAATTTAATCGTTTTAAAAGGAGCCGCCAACTGCGTTCCTTTTGTTTGATCGTCTGTACCATCTGGTGATACATAATAAACTTTTGGTGTTACATCAAAATCTTCCCAGAAAGGAATATTGTTTGATCCCACCTTTAATACTTGTCCTGATGCTCCTATACCAATTCTTAATCTTGTTGAATCATCATTTTGTGTTTTGATATCTCCAGGATATTCTAATACATTAGGAGTGTGTCCTGTTGCTACTAATATCCAGTAAGGTCCAACATTTTCTGATTCAAAATCTAATGGTGGTTTAGCATCTGATGAATTTGCTTCATGTTTTAAAATACATTTGTAAAGTGTGCCTGCAACTGTGACAACGTCTCCAGGGAAATATGTTTGTTCGCCTGACACACCACCTAGATCAGTTTCTTTCCAAGGACCTTTGAATGCATTACCTGTTACCAATAATTGCCATGGGAATGGAGAATCAGTTCCTTCGTCGTACACAACTCTTGTGCTTGGATCTACACTTGCATTATCTGTAACAGCAATGTATAAATCACCACCTGCTCTTACAACATCTCCAGTTTTGTATGGGAAAGGTTCAACAGCATTGTTAACTAGATAAGTTGATTTCCATTCACCTTTGAATGTGTATCCAACAACTTGTAATTCCCAAGTTGCAGATGCATCTGTGACAGCAGGTGTAACACCAACGTTACTTTTTAGTGCAACATATGTGTAACCTCCGTAGAGAACAACATCACCTTGTTGGTAGTATTGAGAAATAGTCCATATTGATTCAAATTCTAAACCAGGTACCCATAAATTGAAATTACTTTCAATCATAGTGGCACTTGTTGCCCAGTGTCCTGTGGTTACTTGCCACATACCAGGAGACCATCTTACTAGTTCTCCTGCTGAATATCTTTCTCCAACAGTGTAATCTCCTCTGTATCTAATTCCTGTGAACACAGTTGCCCATTGTCCACTGTTTGCTTCTAAACCATCGTTGGCATCGTTGGCTACACCGTTTACTCCCATCGATGTTATTGCACCACCACCGTCCACTGTGTTGATAACCATGGACACATCATTGGCTGGTGTTGCTCCACCCAGTGCTGATCCTAAAATTGTGAAAGTTTCTGAGGCAAGATAAGTTGATCCACCGTTTGTGATTTGAATATTATATGTTGCGCCAACTTTGAAAATAAAGAATTGTAATCCCGTTCCTGATGCACCACCGTATGTAGCAGTAGGATTTATAAATTTGTTTGAAGCGGCAGATCTGTGACCTGTTGTACATCTAAAAACTGTACCACCGTAGTACACAACATCATCTGGATAGTACAAAGTGTTTGCTGTCCAGTCGCTTCTAAAGTTATCTGATCTAGAATATTGATCCCAGTATGACGCATTGAATTGTAATCCATCATCAGCACTTCCTGAAGTGTGTGCTGTGTTACATTTCCAAATTGATCCACCGTAAATTACTGTTTGGTCAACATTGTAAAGTGTGGCAGGTGTCCAAATACTTTGCCAATCTTCTCCACGAGCAAAGTAAACCCATTTTAATTCATCTCCTAGTACACCATTTGAAACAGATGCATTTGAAATGTGACCTTCAATACATTTGTAAATTAATCCACCAACTTTAACCAGTTCACCAATTTTGTAAAATGTTGAAGGTGCCCACGCACCAGTCCAACTTTGGCCATCCATCATCTGAGACCATTTTGGAGTCGAGTTGTTTAAGTCGTTGTAAAAGTTTGTGTCTGATGTGTGTACGTTAACACATACAAATACTTTTGCACCGTATCTTAGTACATCATCTTTTACATAAAGAGTATTGGCTGACCAATCACCTCTCCATCTAAATCTAATTCTATCTATTCGAAAATCTGCCATTGACTAATTCCTATATGTATTTATTTCCTTAACCATTATAAGGTTCTACATATCCTGGATATGTATGAGCCTCGTTAACTTTTAATACTAATTCACCTTCACTATTCACATAATAAAACAGGTTTCTACCATCCCATTTGTACTGTTCGTACACCAAATTTGGATAATTTTTTCTGTGTTGTTGATCTCTACCTTCAAAAAAGTCTTCTCCTCTACTCCAATTATTGTAGTTTTCATCAATATTTCCTGGTCTATTCAATTGAACTCCATCTTCTAGTTTTAATAAATCTGATTTCACCATGTACAAATCGCCCACATCTGTTCTACGCAACCCATAGAAATATCTATTGTTTGCCAGTGTCTTCTGTAATTCGTCTATGCCTACGCCAAATACTTGTGCCATGTTCTATTAACTCACTATGTTGATTGTGTTACCCATTGCTGAATGAATTGTACATTGATAATAAAGTGTGCTTGGAGCATCCATAGGAACTTCTAAAACCTGCGTTCCTGTTTTGCTTCCACTCACTCCTGATGAATATTCTGCACCACCGTTTGATACTCTAAATTCAAATGGATGACTAGAACCTGTTCCATTTACAAAAATATAAGTGTGTCCTCTCATCAAATATAACACAGGATCATTTGTTGCACTTGCAAATCCTGGACCTGTGAATGTGTAATTTGATGAACCTGCGGCTCCAACAGCCCATCTCATTGTTGGACCGTTTTGTTTTTCCCAACCTGTACCGTTGTAATACAACACATCACCTTGAGCTGGTGTTGTTATTGTTACATCAGTTAAGTCGTTAAGAGTACTTGCTCCACCACCTGCGTCTGATACAAATTCTAAAGCAGTTCCACCTGCGTTTACTTTAACAGTTCTTCCTGCTGAACCTGAAAAAGTTGCTGGAGTGTCTGTTAATGTTAATATTGAAGTTGGAACACTTGGTTTGTTGTTCAAGTTATTGTAATTTAAATAATATGTACTATCTAATCCGTCCAATGTGTCAGCATCAGTTCCACCACCGCCAGTGGTTGCATCATCACCTGGTACCCATTTTGTTCCATTCCATTTTAATACTTGTCCTGAAGTTGGAGTAGTTGTTGTTGTGTCAACATCTGAAAGTTTATCAACTGAAAATGCCGCAACAATTTCTAATCCATCAGCCGTACCATTAACTTGTAAAAAGCCGCCCGATAGTCCAGAGTATGTTACTGGAGTGTCTGTTAATCCAAGAAATGCAGTTGCACCTCCACCGCCACCGCCGCCTGCTGAAACATCACCTGGTTTCCAAGTTTGTGAACCTGAATCATAAATTAATGCTTGTCCGTTAGTCGCCGTTGACGAAAGATCAACATCTGAAAACATTCCGATAGATTTATTTGCATCTGCAATTTGTACCCAGGCACCTGCGTGAGCATAGTAGGAAGCATTCTCACCGTGTACATGAGCAAACATACCATGATACGTTGCCGCATCTGGTAACTCTGCTAGAGTGTTGTATAAAAAAGTAATTTTGTTAGCACCTGTGGCAGTAATCAAATTATTATTGACTATTGTTAAGGCTGTTCCGTTTCCAAGAGCTGTGTACAATTCTTGAAAATTGTTATTCATTTTTCCACCAGCATCTCTTAACGAATCACCTTGACCGTCATTTGGAATAATACCAGTGTTTATAAGTTGTCTTGTCATATGTTTTCTCCTACTTTATCCTCTATCGAATGTTATTTCATTACTGTCCATTAAGTAATTTGTTTTATCTAAAGTGAAAATTGTTTGTTCTACAATCACAGTTTCATCAGTTTGCGGATATGTAATTTCTCCGTCAGCGACATTACTGTTAATTCTAACTACCAGTTCACCTTCTGGATTAATATAATAATTTAGATTTACATCGTCCCATCTAAATTGTTCGTATCTTAAATTTTTAAATGGTTTTGCGTGGTTCAAATCTCTGCCTTCATAAAAATCATAACCTTGATCAAACTCTTTAAAGTTGTCATCAATATTTCCTGGATTGTTTATTGCCACAGGATCGTTTGCCGCCAATTGGTCAACTTTACCGACAAATAACGTTCCCTCATCGGTTCTTCGTAATCCATAAAAGTATCTGTCTTTGATACCATTTTGAAGATATACGGAAGTATCCTGTCCAACTGTGTTTGACATCTTATGTTATCTCCACGTAACTCAACACACAATCTAATGAGTCGTTGATGTTTGATTTTACATTTAAACTGTTTTGACTTGCCACAATTAATTTTTCTCCTGAGTTTAACACACGTAAACTAGAGTTTGGTGCAATCAAAACATCTTTTACAATAAATCCTGTAACTGAATCTGGAGTTGCTGTTAATGTTACACTGGCTTCCACAACTGATTCTGTTAAGTTTGCTAAAACCATTCCAATGATCGTTGTGTATGATCCCGGTGCGGCTTCATAAACAGCCGCAGTCACAGTTCCTATACTTTTTGTTACAGAGTTTCTAAAATTTGTTGCCATATTTTTCCTATCCTAATGCCAGTGCGTATTCCACTGCTATTTCTGTTGCGTCAATAATACTTACAGCACCTGATGAACCTGCGATTGAACCCCATGAACTACCATCATACAATTCAACACGTTGATCTGCGGTGTTGTAACGTATCATACCTGTTATGGGTGTAAACGGTCTGTTTGCTGTTGTTCCAACCGGAAGTACAAACCCACCAGAATCTGACACATCAATATATCCCGTTCCAGTTGTTTTTAATACAATCGGACTAGATATAATATTAGTTATCGCATTTCCTTCAAACTTGAAGGCTTCAATTCTAATGCTACCATTTCCTTGAGCATTAAGGATCAAATCTTGGTCAGTTCCTGTGGTCGTTACAGTATTTCCACTGATTGTTATGTCATCTACCTGTAAAGATGTGACATCGAACCTTGTTGGATTAACATCTGCTACCAAAACTCCACCAGCATAAAATCTAAGTGTGTCATCATCTGCACCTGGTGTAGCCTCAGCAGTGATGTATGTGTCTTTGTCAAGGTCATAAACACCAGACAATGCCAACCAGTTTGTTCCGTTGTATCCTTCAAACACTGAATCATCTGTGTTGTATCTCATCATACCTGCTGATGCAGAACCTGGTCTTTGGGCAGTTGTACCTGTTGGAATTCTAACAGATCCAGTACCGTCAACTCTGAACACACCTGAAGCAGGATTAACTATGAAGTCTCCTGAATCATTTGTTAGTGTATCTCCTGATGCTGTGAAGTTTTCAACTCTTACTCCACCAGTTCCACTTGATCTTAAATCTAAATCAGCATTTGTATTATTACTTTGAATTAAATTTCCTTTGATATTAACACTGTCTATTTGTGCTTCGTTGGCAAATATTGTGTTCCATCTTTTTGTAGATGAGCCAATATCGTAAAAATTATCTTGTGCAGGAATAATATCAGAACTGATGCCTGCTGTGATGTTAATTGAATCTGTTGTTTCGTCACCTATTGTAACATTTCCACCTATTGTGATATCTCCTGTGATATCTAAATTTCCAGTAATGTTTACATCATCAACAAAATTAATTTGATTGTTAAATGAATCAATATTTAAATCACCCGATGTTGTTGTGATATTATTTCCAGATATTTGAACATTTCCTGTTTCAATTTTATCTCCTGATATAACTGTAACGTTGGGTCCTGATGTAAATGTTAATGCTTGATCAACATCTATGTTAAGTGATGCTGATGTAAACGCAACTTGTCCTGTTTCTTGATTAACATAAAATTGATCACCAACTCTAAAGTCACCTTTATGGTCAACTGATGAATAATAAATTTTTGCGTTATTGTTTGTGATAACTTCGTTGGCTTGAATCACTGTTGTTGCATCGTTATCAACTTCGTAATCATTTCCAATGTAAGCAAAGTTGTGCGAGATCAAATACATTTTTATACCAACACCATCTCCCACAACACCGTATGTTCCGTAGATAGATGCAGATGCAATTGATCTTACTTCTGCTCCAAAGTCTGTGTAATCAACCAGAGTAAAGTTTGTTGCTGTTGCTCCTGCTGATGTTCTAATATCTTGAATCGCTATGTTTGTGTCTAAAAATGTAGTTGTTAAGTTTGGACCATTAAATCTACTTACTAACACAGTGTCAGGATTTCCAATTGCTTCTGTTGTTGGTGGAGTAAAGTTTCCCGAACGTATTGCTGAACCTTTGTAAATTGTGAAGTCGTCCATGTTTCCTATGAAACCATTATTGGCATCATAGTTGTTACCCATCACAAGTGGTTTTGCCGCACCTAAATCATTTGCAACTGTTGCCGTTCCAACATTTTGTCCTGCAACATACATTGTCACAGTGTTACTGCTTCTTACTAATGAGAAGTGAGTCCAAACATTAAGATTAAAACCTTGACTTCCTATGATTACATTTGCTCCGTTAACATAAAGTTTTGGACCATTGTTGGTCATGTACAACATCAATGAATATTCAATTGATGCATTGTTTCTGAAATCAAATAGTGTTGTGGATTGAAGTTGTGTTGGGTATGCCCAAAATTCTATTGTAAAATCTCCTGTACCAAATCCAAAATCTGCTGTTGTTGAAATAGATGCACTGTCTCCTACACCATCTAACAGCAAACTGGATTGTCCAAACTTTTTAACAGACGTATCTAATTTTGCATCACCGTTAGCAGTGATCTGTTTGCCTGTTGTTTCTGGTGGCATTGCAAATCCTGTTGATTTTCCATCAATTATAATTTTGTCGTTGTCTATAGATTCGATAGTACCCGATGCCAGTTGAGTTACATTGTCTGTGTCGTAGTATGATATAACGTGACCTGCCGCAAGCGGTGTTCCAGAAAATCCTGAAACTCTTAATTGTGTTTTACCATCTTCAGCCAAGCCAGTTGTGCCGTCAACAGCATAGATACTTCTTGCCGCAAAATATGTGAAACTGTTTAACCATTCTATTCTTACACCGTTTGTAAGTGTAAGTGCATCAACACCTGGAGTAATAAATGTTGTGTTTTGAAACAAACAAGCGGCTTCGTTGGATGCCGGTGTTGCCACTGAACCATCTAACAATGCACCTTTACCAGCATCAGCAGATCCAAATCCTCTAGGATCATTTGCTGTTGTAACTGAACCTGATGTAATTACAGTGACATTTCTAATGTAAGGTGATCTTGATGTTACTTGAAATCCTGTTGAATCGTCTGCACCTGTTGAATTAAATCTGAATGCATGTCCTGTGTTTGTTCCACTGTTGTAATAAAAACCTGTAACAGTTAAATCTTCAACTGTTGTTTCACCATTCAATATAAAAGCATCATTACTGTTTGTGGTCACACTTGGTTGAACTGTTACTGCTCTAATTCCATCACCTCTAATACTAACTCCTGTGGGAATAGTTAATGGAAAATCTTCTGTGTATGTGCCTGGATAAATGTAAACATGATCTCCAGCAACAGCCACTGACAATGCTTGTTCTATTGAAGCATAAGGATCATTTTGGTGTGTTCCAGAATTAGAATCATCACCGTTGGTTGCTACATACAACACTTTGCCTGGACGTGCTGTTAAATCCAACCCTTGTACTGATATGTTTCCAGACAGTGTTAAATTGTCCACAGTCAAGTTGTTGGCATATGCATTATTCCAACGTTTTGTTGGTGTTCCTAAACTGTATGTGTCTGAAGCATCAGGTATAATGTTTGACGTAATATCAGCATTGATTGTGATAGAATCTGTATCAGAATCACCAATAGTTATGTTACCGTCTGCTCTGATGTTTCCTGTTGCGTGTATGTTACCTTGTACTTCTGTGTTACCTACAATATCTACAACACCTGTTCCGCTGGTTACAATCTCAAAATTTTGATTGGTGTCAGTTGCTCTAATGGTGTTGTTAGTGATTACAAGATCATCTACATGAATCTCGTTGTTGTACACAATGCCGTCTGCGGCTGAAAAATTTAGTGCTGATTGTGTTGTTGAAATTGTGTTGCCAGTTACTGTGATGTTTCCTACATCTACTTGTCCAGTAACTTCTGCATTTGTTGTACGTGCTGTTCCGTTTATATCTAGCGGGTATTGAGGAGTGCTGGTCTTAACACCAATCCTGTTGTTATTAACATCAATGTATAACAAGTTAGTCTCGAACGCCAAATCTGCTCCATTACGCAGAAGATTAGACTTCAAGAGCTGACCTGATATTCGACCTACAGCCATTGTTTTTGCTCCTTTATAGCACGGGGATCTTGTCCCACCAACCTAATTTTCACCTTACGTTATTCATAAGTTCTTCGCCGGTTGTACCACGGTTTGTCCTGCTGAATCTGGTCAGACTCTGCATTAGTATTATTTATCGTGCTTTTGGTATTATATTGTACAAGGTTAATTTATACTAGTTTAATATGAGGTTGTAAACCACATTGAAATCTTCCGCAATTTCGTCTGTCACAGTGACTGCTTGTACACCAATAGAACTAATCCAACCATCCACTGCTCCAGCATACACTTCTAAAATACCACTGTCTGAGTTCCACCACACAGCACCCAGTCTAGCAATTGTGGCATCACGTTGTGCAGTTGTTCCAAATGGTCCTATATATCCGTTGAGTGAATCAAATTGTACTGTTCTGTTTGCTTTTACGCCTGTTCCTGTGAATGTGATATCTTGGTTGACTAATTTGTTCTCAATAGTTCCCCCAGAAATTTGAAGATTAGCAGTGTCCAACACCACTTTCCCGTTGCCGTTTGCTGTGAAACCTGCTTGTGGATTTGAGGCACTGCCCACACCTATTGTGTTGCCATTAATAAGAATCTGATCTTGGCTAGAAAAAATAGGCACAACTAAATTACCCGAACCGTCTATTTCACCAGCATATCCATTGGCTGTGTAAAAAGTAAATTTGTTACTGCTTAAATCAATTTGAGTGTCTCTGTCACCATCTTTTATTCCATTCAGTGCTATTTTACCTGTTGAAAATAACTCAAATTCATTTATACTTGAATCAAACCTTACAGCATTTCCTTGATTAGGATTTTGTGCTGTGGTTCCTGATGGTAGCAACATATTACTTGTTGAGTTGATTATTGTGTTAGTTGTTCCTCCACTAAATGCAACATCTCCTGATGCAGATGTTATATTTGTTTTGAATCCAACAGTGCCTAAATTAACTACACCTGTACCACTTGCTCTCAATTCTAATTGTGAATTTGTGTCTGTGGTTTGTATTATGTTGTTGTGAATATCAATATTGTCTAAAGTTATTCTTGCTGAATTTGTTGTTTTCCAATTTTTTGTTGCACTACCTATATTGCTCTGCGTGTCTTGACTTGGTAATAAATCTTGTTCAAAGTCCATTGCAAAATTCACAGTGTCTCCTGCTTCATTACCAAAGTTTATTCCTGATCCACCTATTGTGGCATTGCCTGTGATATCAACATTTGGCATCAGCACATTGGAAGTTAAATTTACAGCATTGGCTGATCCCACTGCACCTATCGACATGCTGTTGTTTAATGTTTGAATTGTGTTGTTTGAAATTCTAAAATTCGGCACATCTATTTTTGTAGCATCAATCAATGTGGTTGTGCCTGCAACACCAACAGTTAGTGTTGATGCACCTAAATCACCATCGTTAACTGCTATAGAAGTTGTGCCTTTTCCTAAATCAACAATAAAATTATCACCAATTCTAAAATCTCCACTCTGATCTTGACTGACAAAATAAACTCTACCGCTGTTGGTTTGTTCGGTTTCTTTAGTTTGATCCCATAACGACTCGTCATTTTCTACATCTCCGCCTGCACCCACATAAGCGAAGTTGTGTGATATAGCATATGCTTTTGTGTCGACACCGTCTGCTGTGATACCTTTGTTACCATACACGTTTGCAGAACCTATAATTCTAGATTCTGATCCGCTTAATAATTTGATTCCTGTGTCTGCAAAATATGTGAAGCAGTTTATGATCTCTGTTCTTGAATCATTTTTACAAGTAATACCATCTGCACCTGGAGTAATAAATGTAACAGCATTGAATAACATTGATGCTCTTGGTGATGCTGAATCCAATACTGATCCGTCTACCAATGCACCTCTGCCTGCATCACCTGAATTAAATCCTTTTGGATCATCTGCCGGTCGTGTGTCTCCTTGTGTTACCACTGTGATATTTTGTACGTATGGTGATTTTGTAACAATGCCGGCATTTGGTGCAAATCTAAAACCGTATCCACGATCAGTGTTTGCATCATAATGGAAATTTGCAACAGTTAAATCTGTTACAACTGATGCATCATTTAATAAGAATGCATCTTGATATCTGTTAGGCACATCTGGTTTAACTGTAACTGTTCTGATGCCTGAACCTTTTACTGTGACGTTTGCTGGTACTTCTAATGGAAATTGTTCTGTGTATGTGCCAGGTAAAATGTGCAGTTCGTGTGGACCTGCTGTACTTTCCTCAATGTATGCCAATGCATGACGTATTGTTCCAAATGCAAAGTTTGGGTGATTACCTGCTAGATCATCGGTACCATTTGTACTCACATACCATTTATTTTCAATACCTAAGTTAACAGCAACACCTGATAAAGAAATTGTGTTATCAATAACAATGTCATTAAGTCCTGTCATACTTTTTATTTCAACATCTCCCCAACGTTGACTGTTGGAACCTATATCATAAGTTCCGGTAACATCTGGAATTAAATCTGATTCTATATCACCATTAAAACTTAAAGTATCTTCTGGACCATCACCGCCTATAAAAATATTTCCATCAAAAGAAATATCTCCTGTGGCATGAATATTTCCTGTTGTGTTTAGGTCTGATAGAATGATCACTTTACCTGTTGTTGCTACTCCACCGCCTGCACCAGGTCCTGGTTGAAATCTAATATCCTCACCATTGTGTGCTCTTATTCCACTGTTAGTAAATGCTAAATTACCTGTGCGTAATTCAGTCATTTGGAAATTAGTACCAGCAATCATGTTGATTGGACCTGTCAAAGTTGAAAATGTGTCTGTTGGTCCGTCTATACCAATGTTTCCAATTGAGGCCGAGTTGGTGGCAATTAAATTGCCTCTGTAAATGGCATCGCCAGATACTAGTAATTCTCTTGTGGGGGCATCATCTTTGATACCTATTCTGCCATTGATAACATCAATGTATAATAAGTCCGTTTCAAAAGCCAAATCCGACGTTCTTGTAAGATTTTCTTTTAATAATGGTCCTGATATTCTACCTACATTGGTTACTGCCATAGCACTCCTTTTTTAGTATTTATTGAAATTTGGTAAAGGAATTATTTGTCAAAGTTGTGTAAAACAGTGACTGGCTTACCTGTGGGAACTGATGTTCCGAATGTTATGTATTGCCCTGACGGATAAGATAGTCCTGTAACTGAACTTTTTCCATCCATATTGAATGTGTTTCCACCAACTGAGTTTGCTTCAGTATTCAACAAAGTGTTTACACTTAAATGGCTGGGTGTTACTGCTGTTACTGTGAATGTTCCGTTGTTTGTGGCTGACCCTGTGACAACAACAGATTGCCCAACATGGTAACCTTTAGATTGCCAGTCAATCAGTACAGGATTACTGCTTACAAAAGCACCAACGCCTGTTGCACTGTAATTTGCCACAGCACTTATGGTGTTGCTGTTAACATCACATGGATTTTGTGTTAATGTGTAGTTGGTATTTGGAATCTGTAAAACATTTTCCACCATCACTAAAATATTTTCAGATGCTGTTGGATATCCTAATCCTGATCCAAATCCATCATTAAGAATTCCAAAGTTTACTTCTGTGTCATCACCGTTACTTAAATTTTGTACCACAATATTTTGTGGTTCTGATAATCTAAACTGTTTCCATACTGGAGCACCGCCACCTAACGACTCATACACTTCAAGTTGTCTCAGTGTTGTGTTGAATCTCAATTGTCCTTCAATTGGTGTAACAGGACGTTGTACTTGAGTTCCTTTTGGAACTAAAAATGCACCTGTTGATTGTGCTTCAATTGTTTCGTACTGAGTGTATATTAAACCTTTACCGTTTAATAATCTTTTATTAGTGGATTGACGTTTTAGATATCTCATTACACCTCCAAGTAACTGACTACAACTGATAAGTTGTTAGCACCTGATTGAGCAACTTTGATAACGTCACCTGCACCCAACACTATTTTTTCTGAATCTAGTGTGAATGTTTCTGCTCCTGGTAATAATGCACTGTTCACTATCATAGATTGGTTTGCAACGTAGGCTCCAGTTACAGCATACAAAGTGAAATTACTATCTTCTCCACCTGTAGCATCTTCTGGACCAACATTTGTGATCAATATAGATGTAACAGCATAACTTTTACCTGCAGGTACTGTGAGAACATCTTGTGTTCCATTTACGTTTGCGTTTGTTATTGCCATTGTTTCTCCTTTAAAAAATTAATCCGAAAAGTAGTGCTCTATTCTTGCTGATCACTTCTCCTCTTGTGTCATTTGTATTTACAAAATATAATCCTGTATCTCCGCCAGATGGTGTTTTTGCATACAATTTAACGCCGTTGGCGTCATATAACGGGTCTATTGCCGCATCTTGCACACTTGGTCTATTGCCAATCACAAAGGAATCATTTGCCCTTACAGACCCTGTTCCTGGTGCTACCAATTCTAAATCTTCATTGGAATTAAGACTGCTGATCTTGTCGCCTTCAATTCTGATACTGCCAATATCTGTTGTTTGTTGATATAATTCAAATCTAGTGGGTTCCCATAGTCCAACCAAAGTGTTATCAATTTTGATTTCAATTTTTGATGTGTTGCCTGATGAACTGTTGTCTGTGATTTTAACTTCTGTGTCACCATCAACAATTCTTGGAAACGCCGCACCAATCACAACAGCATTGATTTCGTCGTCAACATATTTTTTGTTTGGAATATCGTTGTCGTCATTCATTCTGCTGATATAATTTGCTGGAGCAATACTGGCACCTAATCTCAATGTGCCTGTTCCGCCTGGCTCAAAATAAATTGCATTGTTGTTGTTGATGTTGGCAACTCTTAATGCCAGTATATCATTTCCGTCTGCTGAAGAAATTTTGTATGAACCATAACCAGGTCCTTGTAAGTTTGGTCCTTGTGACACTGTCTGTGTGCTTGGATTATTCCATGCAATAGATTCATCATAAATCATTTGCACACCAGTGAGTGATCCTCTGTCTACTCTAACACCTGCTGTGCCTTCTCCAACACCTGCACCTGCTTCGTTTTTGTTAAGTTCAATTATGTTGTCTTCGATTGCTAAATTTGTTGTGTTTACTGTTGTTGTTTCGCCTTCGATACGCAAGTCACCAGTAACTCTAGTAAGTGCAGACTCCAACGTGATTTCGTTGCTGGCATCTGCTACCTTAATTTTGTAACTACCCGATTCTAAATAAACTGTTTTTGCCATAGTTTTTATAATTTAGGGAGTGTTGCCACTCCCTAAACTGTATTCTATCTTAAGTTGCTTGAGCGTCAACAACAATGTTGCCTGCGCCTACTGCCGCTTTAGTTGCCACACCAGCACTACCGTATGCAGTAAAGCCTATACTATCAATTCCTGTTAATTCGAATGTGTTAGTTGCTTTGTTTGCTACTGTGTATGCAGTTTCAAGGTTAAGCTCAACCATGCCAACTACGCCACGGATAGATACTTTATCTCCGTTGCTGAAGCCGTGTCCAGTTGCTGTGATAACACATGGATCTGCCTGTGTTGCACCTGAAATAACTTTTTCAACTGCATCAGATAAACCGTCAGCATCTCTAGTCCATACGTGTCTAGTTGCGCCTTCAAGTTGCATTTTTCTGTTGTACAGTTTAGTAACTTGTTTTGTAACACCGTCACTGTCAGTTACGTTAATGCAAAATTCGCCTGCGCCTAAAGCACCAGCACCTACACCACCGATTGACTTGTTTACAAGTGTACAAGTTTCTGTTTTTGATCCATCAGTTACAATAAATTTGTTTGTTGATCTTTGTGACACAATATGTGATTCAGTAGTAATTTCTCCACCTGCCGCGAATTTAACCGCAGTTACTTGAAGTTTACCTGCTCCATCACCAATGTGTTTTTTGTTAATTGGTCTTCCCATTTTGTTTCTCCTGTTGACGTTCTAGGTCTACGGGGTTGATTCCCCATAAGTCCAGCCGAAACTGGCCCAAAACAATTGTTTATAGAAGTATTTATCGTTTGCTGAGTGATGCTATCAGTTCTACTTTTGAGAATTTTTTTGCTAGATCGATGGCTTCTATGAGCACAGAACTGGCTTCTTCTAGGTATCTATCTTTCTTGGTTCTACGGTAATCTATCAAAATAGTGGTGTATTCATCATACATTTTGTTCAGAGTGTTTTCTAATTTTTTGATATCGTTGATGAATATGCCATGACTGGTCTTCCATACTTGCAGTCTGTCCATGTATTCTTTGAATTCTAATAATATTTTTTCGTGTTCCATATCAATCCAATTGACCAATCAAGTCTCTGGCTCCGTATGTTACTAAAAATTTTGCACCTGCTGATTTATACACTTTGGATATTTCAATCTGGTGTTGCAGTGTGGGCAATCCTTTGTATTCATCTCCCACTTGATACACTCCAACCGGAATGTAAGATCCTGCATTTATCATGCTTAAATTATGTAAACTGTGTTGTCCTGGTTTCAGCAACAAGTAATCTGCTTTTTGTTTTTTGTATTGATTGGCTGTGGCAATCATGCCCCAATCATTGTCAACAGGCAGTTGGTATGTTCTGCTGGTGGTGGGTGTGCTGTCTGCTAGATCTCTAAAAGAACTGTAAAACACACTGCGGTATTTTACATATGCCATCACTTCACTGTGAGTTTCTGATTTTAAATTTTGAACTGTGCGTTCTCCCATGTCTGAAGGAGCCAATATGTCTGCACCTGCAGATTTTAATTTCTTACCCAAATCAATCAACAGTGCTTCACTGGTGTCTGGTTTGTCCATCACTCTACAATGCCCATCTGGTAAAGAGGCACACAAGCACACATCCACAATCAGTTGTATGTTGGGAAATTTTGTTTTTATTTGATTTACAATTCTTTGATTAAAACTCCAATCAGGAGTCCAAGATTTATGTTCTGGTGTTATGAACAGCAAGAAACTGTCTACACCTTTGTCTATGTCTTTTTGAATTCTGTCTTCTATTAAGGATTCGGACCAACTGCTGTTATCAGCACCTAATCCAGCCGTTTCTGTTCTGCCTTTTTCGTTGACAAACAATGGCTGGATTAAGTCCATATGATTACTTCTCTTCTTTTTTAGGAAGTGCCGCACACTGTTCTTCGTCTGCTGGCAGACCAGTGTTTTTATCATAGATCCAAACATACGAATAAGTGATGTTGTCATCAGTCATTGAACATTTTTTTCCAAATGACACTTTTGGTTCTTTAAGAGAACAAGCAGATACTATGAAGAAAGATAATATTATTATTGCAATACTTTTCATTTTAGTCCTTGTTAGTGTTTCCTCGTTAATTATACTACATTTTGGTATAAAAGTCAAGTCCTGAACATTCAGTCAATAAAAAAGGGGGCCGAAGCCCCCTTTAATATGTAAGTGTTTACTGTTGATTATGCAAACGAAATGTTTGACATAGTAACTTTACCAACATAGTCCCCAGCATTTCCTAGTGAAGATGCTGTGTTGTTTAACTCTACATAACCATATCTAGTCATGAAAGAAACAACTGGTTCAAAAGTTGATGGGTCAAGCACAACACCGCTAGACATTAACGGAATGTATGGGCAATAGAACGCCGCCGCATCTGCTTCAGATGAGCCTTTGTATCCTACCAATACAGACGTATCGTCTGCCGCATATGTGTCAACATATACTTTCATTGCACTGTTTAAAGTTCCAACCATCTTTTGGTTAGTTGGTGCTTCAAAAGAACCTTCAGTTGTTCTTGCGAACGCTGAAGTTGTTGCAGATTGAAGTACAGTTAAAGCCTGTGGTGATACCACAGCCCAGTTTCCTGCGCCTCTTCTTGTTCTTTGTGCAATTTTATTTGCTGTTCTGTTGATTAACACAGCCAATGCCGCATGTTCATCGCCTACAAAAGTTGCAGTTCCTGATACAGCCGCTTGGTTAAATGTTTCTTCATCAGCCGCTAAAGCTCTTAATGAGTTGATGACTTCTTGGTCGATTTCAGCAGTAATTTCTTGTGCTAATGCCGCCATGATTTCAGCCTCTACATCAATACCTTGTTGAGCTTGTGCGTCTTGAGCAGATTCAAATGTCCATCTTGCTTGTAACTTTCTGCTTTTTGCTTCAACAGTTTGTTTCAAGATTTGGATTGACATTGCTCTACCACCACTTCCTTCTTTAGTGGCTGTTGCGTCTGCATTACCATTTGGATCTGCTACATCGTTACCTGAATAACCTTGTGCAATTGCAAATGGTGATAATGCTTCAGCCCCTGCCGCTAGTCCGCCGCCTGATGTTGCCGCTTCTGCATATCTTACTCTTAGTGTGTGGATTTGTCCAACTGGGCCAGTCATTGGTTGTACTCCAACCAATTCGTTAGCAATTACAGTAGGCATAACCCTTCTGATCACGGGTAGGATCACTCTGTTTAGAGTTGCAACGTTACCGGCAGATGTAGCACCTGCTGTTGCCGACTCTGAAAGATACTGTCTAGTATTTTCCAAAGTTGTAGCCATAACTGCTTTTTTATTTCCAGTTAGGCCTTCTAGTAACGCACTCTTTGTATCCTGCCAGCGAGTTTCTGTTAGTTCTGACATTGTGTTTTTCTCCTTTGTTTTTTATATACCAGCAAGTCTTCTAATATCAACGATGTTGCTATTGAATTGACTGCTGTTTACAATGTTAATTTGTTTATCGCCTGTTACTTCTGTGCCTTCATTTATAGCCTGTTTTTTCGCTGGAGTCCTACCGTTTAGAACAGATGGTATGTACTTTTCGAATTGCTTTCGTAAAGCACCCGTCTGCACACTCTCCAGTAGATTGTTCATTATTTCTTTTTGTTCTGTGTTCAATGGGTGTGTTAACTCATTGATTACGTTACTTCTCTCTGCCGCTTCTTTAATTGTAGCAATTTCTAATTCTTTTGCTTCAATTACTTTTTGCTTCTCATTGACAGTCTTCATCGCTTCTTCTGCCTGTAGTTTCGAAATGTCCACTACCTTCATAAGTTTTGCTGTTTCACTTTTTTCATTCAAGAACGATTGTGAATATTCTTGTTGATAAGATTCAAACAGTCTGCGACCAAAGTCGTTTTTGCGAGCCGCTTCAATGTCTTCTTTTAATGAACTGATCTCTGACTTAAGAGTTTTGCTCACTATTTCTGACACTTTACTAGCACCTTTTTTCACAAAGTTACTTCTAACTTTTTCAAAATGTGCTTTTGCTTCTCTGATAAGACGTACTTTTGTTTCAGCAACGTCTTGTTTGTCTTTTTGAAATTCTGCAATTTCTTTAGACAGAGCTTCTACCACAAATTCCTCAAGTTTGACAAAATTTTCTGCCATAACTTTTTGGTCTGCGTATAGTTCAGCAACTTCGCCTTTAAGTTTTTCAAAAACAAACGATTTTAACTTTTCTGCGTGTTCACCGATTTGAGTAGCATACTTAACTCTCTCTTCAGCAAGTGCTTTCTTGTCGTCTGCGAACTCTGCCATTTCTGCTTCGAGTCTTTCAGATACCATTTTATCAACAGCGTCTGTTAAATTTGCTTTGTCGTGTTCATACTTCTCTGCAAATTCTTTACGAAGATCAGCAGTGGCAGAAAGTTTGTTTTCTTCAACTTTCTGGTTCCATGCGGATTCTATTTCTGCTCTGATCTCTTCGGAAATACCGTTATTTTCAAAAAGTGATTTCAGTGCTTCTAACATTCTTTTTCTCCTATTTAGATTGGAGTTTTCCAATTATGTTTATTAGTTGTTCTTTTAGATATTTTTGTGCCTTTGTGTCCCTTGCTGAGTTAAATGCTTTTAAACCACCCTTTGTGTTCATTAGATGCTCGTATATTGGCTCAGGATATGCTCCCGGTGCCGATGGTTGTGCAACGATATCTACTGTGATGATTTCAAAATCTGATACATGTCCGGATCCGTCTTCTTTAACATTACCGGAACCCCTACTGGACACACCAAGTTTAACTCCGCTTTCCAGCATTGTTTTAACTAGTTGTCCCATAGGAGTCGGTAACACTTTTAATTTTCCGTATCCGTTTGGTCCGTCCATCCACATTTCATTTACCATGTGGCTGACACGGTCAAGGTTAATATTAAGTCCTTCAGGATGATCCACTTCGCCCAACACCGAGTATCCACCAGTGACTTGATCGTTAAGTGTGCTGACAGCCCTCTGGATTTCGTTAACAGGATACACTCTCTGGTTGGCGTTTTTAACACCTCCCTGAATGCAGATTCCCTTCATGTAAAGGGATTTACCGTTGTGTTCGTCCTTAGTCTCAACGACTATTCCCGCCTGGTCAAAAGTCAGCGTCTCACGTAATGATAACATCCGTTTTCCTTATACTACCTTATTAACTGCCAATTATCGACTTTGCAGAAGTATCATCTTCTGTGCTAGTCTTGGCCTTTGGTGCCGCAACAGGTTTCGCTTTAGCGCCTGGTACATTAATGTTACCTGCGTTGTCTTCTTTTGGAGCAGGTGCTTTACCACCTGTTTCCTCACCGCCTTTAGCGATGTTAGAAGCCGTTCCGCCCATATCATTTTTGCCAGCAACTGGTGATTTAGAGTTATCTGAACCATCTGTATGCGTTACGCCTACTTTGTTCACATATTCTCTAATTTCTTCACTTGCTGTTTTTGGCACTGCTGTTTCTACTGCTGGTTGTTCACCAAGTTCAGGAGCAACTGCGATTGCAGTTTCACCTTCTGCTGATTGATCTACAAAGGCTTCGTCTTCTTTTTCTTCGCCGTTGTCTTCTGCGTCGTCGCCTTCTGCGTCGTCGCTTTTGTCCTCATCGCCCATCATTTTTTCAAATTCGGCTTTAAGGTCATCAATAGCATCTTCTAGGTCAACTACTCTGTCTTCGATTTCTTCTTCACCTTTTTCAGAGTCGTCGCCGTTATCTTCATCACCTGTAGGTGCTGGCATTCCGATGTCAGCAACCATATCGTCTGTTGCGTCTCCACCGTGTGCTTCTACTGGTGCAATTTCTGTGTTTTCGATATCTAATAAAGATTCGTCTGTTGTTTCTTCATCTTTTGATGCTTCATCAACTGCATCATCTTCTTTAGACTCATCTTTTGATGCTTCGTCAACTGCGTCGTCATCTTTTTTAGATTCGTCTTCTTTTGAAGTTTCTTCTACTTCGATATCTTTGATATCATTTTCTAAAAGACCTTCATAGATTGATCTTGATTTTTCCACAACGATATCATGGAAAATTTCTTCTGCCGCTGTTCTATCGTCAGCGACTAATTTTTCAAGCATTTGCTCGAATTTACTTTTATCTGACATTGTTTTCTCCTATTAACTGTTAATGGTAACCATAAACATTGTCTATGGTAAGACTGTCATGTATTATTTAACAAATAGGTATAAAAACGGGTAGATAATGGTCCGATATGGACTTGTTTGACGCAGATTCTACAAATGAAAGCGTCTTTTAAATTCTTGCACTGTGATTTCACTATAATTTGTGAACTTCTTAAGGTCTTTGGCCTCAAACACACTAGTGCCTTCTGGTACTACTCGTATATATCTCTTTAGTGGATTTTTCTGTAGGATAATGCTGGTTTGTCTGTTCCAATTGCCGTGGTATGTGGCAGTGTCTGCATTCTTTTTGTAGTTGGGTGTGTCGCCAAATATGTTGTTCAACTTGCCTTCACTGGTGCCTGTGAAGTCGAAACCCAATAAAAATATCAATGGATGCATGTTTTTAGATGCCAACCACAGTGCTGTGGGTCCAGATGACCATCCTAGACTGGGTTCAAAAAAGTTTAACCCTGGATACTTTTTATATGCTCTGTTTGGATTGGTCCACACAGGAATTTTCAACTGAGCACCTGCTGTGCAGATTTCATTGATCATTTTGGCATCCACTGCCACTAGATAGTTGGGAGTGTATGTTCTATAAACAGCATTGCAGGCATATACTTTGCCAAATTGTTGTAAAGGGTCTAAAGGAATTGGTTTACGACTGAGACCATTGCCTAATACAAAAGCAATAGACATTTATTACATTTCCGGTTGGTTGGCGTACATCTGCCTCACAAATTCCAACTCTTTTTCTTGTTCTTCTTTGTGGAATTCTCCGGCTTTTCTTGCTTTGTTGATCTGTTTCAACGAAAGTCTAGTTTTACGTGTGTCACCTAATGACATCACAGACTGGTCTTCTGAAGCATCATACTGTTTCTGCTCACCAGGCTCTGTTGTGATTTGATCGTAATAAAAAAGTTCACGTAATATCATAAAATTATTTATACCTATGTGTTCGAAGTTGGTGTTCCGCCACCTGGCGTTCCTGCTGGCGATGGTGCTTCTTCTTCTCCTGGAGCAGTTGGGTCTTCTGTCGGCTCTGCCGCATCTAAATCTGCTTGTATACCTGCTGTGCTGACTCCTGCACTTCTTAATTCAGTTGCTGAAGTAGTTGGTTTACCTGACATAGTTTCATCATTTTCTTCTCTCCACATTCTTTCGTTTTCTGCCATCTCTTCTGGAGATAATCCTAAGAATCTTGACAGAGCATAACGTTTGCTTACAAACGGCACAGTTGCTATTTGTGAGTATGTAGAAATTCTGTTGTTGTCTACTTCTGCTTGTCTGTAAGAAGCAAAGTTCATTGGCGGCTGAAACTTGATATCAAACATTGCTATATCAATATTCACACCTTTTTCTAATAGATACCGTTTAAACTCTTGATTGAATTCGTCTGATACTAAATTTTGTAGTCTTTCACAGTATTTGTTAAATCTTAATTCTTGAATGTATGCTGTTCCCACTCTACCATCGTTGAAACTGCTTTGAGAATCATCTGCACCTGTTGGCAAATATGAACTGGGAATTCTTAAACCTCTTAACAATTTGTTTGTGAAGTACTTCAAGTCATCAATTTCTCCTAGGTTTGTACCACCCGGTAATGTTTCTACTTTAGATCCTCTTCCTTCTGCTGTTTGCGGAAAGAAATAGTCTTCATTAATCGATAGTGGATTGTATGCAGAGTCCACAACATTTGCTCCACCACCTGTGGATGAAGGAATACGTCTTTGATGGATTTCAGTCTTAACTCGTTCCACAAATTGCATTGCCAAATGACTTGGCATATTACCTACATCGATGTAAAACACTCTTCTTTCAGGTGCTCTTTGTACTCTGTAGATTATGATTGCGTCTTCTAATAATTCTTTTTGTTTGTAAACTTTAAAAATACTCTCCAACAGTGAATTACCAAATGGATAGTTGTTGTCCAGTCCTTCTGATAAACTTAAATGCACAACGTGTTCTGCATCAACAGAAATTTCTCTTTGTCCTGTGCCAAATCTTGTTCCTGGAGAGTCTTGATTCACACTTCCGCCAGTTGCTCCTCTTACTCCGCCAGTCAAATATCCTGAGCCGCCACCTGTTACATTGCCTGTTGTCTGATGAGGTGTTGTTGCCACAAGATTTTTAAAATTAAAGTTAATATCTTTTATAACATATTGCTCAGGAATTTTACCTGTGCTTTCGTTTACAATTATTTTAGTTACTTTTGATGGATCAACATGAAACATTTTCTTTGTTTCTGGATCTCTAATAAAAAATGCATCACCATACTTGAACACATTACGCAGGATCTTAAACACACGTTTAGAAAAATCGTTCATTTTGCACCATTGGTGCAGATATTGTTCTATGATTTGTATTTCTGTGTTGGTTGCTTTCTGATTGTATTCAAATTTAAAAGGTGTGTTGTTTTGTGTGTTGTTTTGTGTGCAAAATTCTGCTAGGATATCCAATGCGGCATTCACTTCTGAATCCATATCCATCACATTGTATTGTCCGTAACGTTCAACTCTGTTAGGTGCACCGCTGTAAACATCTGGAAGAAATGATGAGTAATTTGTTTTGGCTGGTCCAGCCGTTCCACCTTTTCCACCCAATGGTGAATTCATTCCGCTTGTACCATTACCGAGTGGCACTTCTGTAAAATATTTTTTCCAACTCATTATACTGTATCTGTCATTTCTGTTGTTGCTTGAGATGTTATTCTGCTGTAACGATTGTTATCACTCATTGCCATCAAAATTTGTTCCATAGTGTTATTTAACTGATCCAATTTATCTCCTGTTGTGGATGCGGATGCTGTTGTTGTTCCCATCATTCCACTTCTTAAACTTGTCATTGCCGTTCCTAAATTTTCTATACTGTTAGCATACATGTCTATTTTGCTTTTGTCAAGCTCATCTAGTGTTTTATTCAAGTTTTTGGCAAAGTTTTCTGATCCTCCACCGAAAATCCTGCTCATAAAGCCACCAACAGTACCGACGGCACTGCCTGCTCCCATGGCAACCATTGCGCCTGACAGAGCCAAAGTGCCTTTGGCAACCTGTACTAAATTACCGCCATCCACTTCACCTACACTTTTTAATCCATCAGCAAACTTTGTTAATGCTCCGCCCATTAAGAAAGTTGCCGCGGCAACACCTGCTCCTATTGCCGTGATTGCCAATCCTAAATTCGCCGCACCTAGTAGAGTCGCTGGATTTGCCATTGCTGTCAAACCACTTGCTAATCCTTTTAATCCGCCACCCATGCCGGCTAGTAAACCTCCACCGCCTGCACCAGTTTTTCCTAAAATAGATTTCGTTCCACCTCCCGGTCCGCCTCCTGTTAGATAACTTGAAACTCCTGTGACGGCTTTCTTGGCGGCAAATGCAGTCAATGCCGCCGCCGCTAGACCTACCGCAATGTATAGTCCTCCCATTGCCACTTTGCCAGTTGTTGACAACTCATCGAACCAATCGTTAAATTTCGTTCCTAAATCATTTAATGTGGTTGCAATAAAAGATTTAGGACCAATTATGCTTGCCAAGCCACCTATAATAATATCAACTCCTTGTTGGAATGGAGTCAATAATTTTTGAAATTTTGAACGCAAGTTTTCACTGGCATTCTGAAATTGTTTTGCACCTTTAGTGCTTGCCGCTCTTGCTTCTTGTTCTGCTATGATGGCACTTGTACTTTGTCCTAAGAATTTTCTAAATTTTACAGAATCTGCCGCAACATTGAAAAATTCATTGCCCACACCTAGTTGAGTAGCAATTAATTTTTTCTGACCTGCGTCCATGTTGGCAATGCTTTCACCGTTACGTGCCAGTGCTTGAATGAACTGATCACTTGCGCCAGGCACACCATCTCTCAATGCCGACACTGCTTCACGTACACCTTCCACAGCAAATATACCAACTTGTTCTCCACCTTCTGGAAATCCTTTTGCTAACAATCCTGTAACAGCACTCACCATTTCTGGTGCCGCCGCTTTGACCCTTACCATGGTTGCTTCTATTTCACTGTTTGAAATCAAACGCAACTCTCTAGCATCTGCCACTGCTTGTAATTCATCTTTCACTTGATCTCTTTGCAATCCAGTCAATCTTGACAATTGGTCCAATCTCAATAGATATTCTTGCGAGCCTGCAACCAACTGTGAATTACTCATTGATTGAGATCTACCCAGAGTAGTCTGTAAGTCTAGATAATCAGCAAAGCCTTCTGTGATGTCTTCCATAGAAAATCCAAGACCTGCGATTGTTTTTCTGAAATCACTCTGTAATAGTGATGTCATTATTGTGTTGAATCTTCTTGCACCTTCGTTTGCACTACCGCCAAAACCAGCAAGTGATGTGTTGGCACTCATTAATGCCTGGGCTAATCTTGTCATGTCTATTCCGGCGTCGCCTGCTATACGTCTGAAATCGCTGACTGTTTGTGTTGTGTTGGCTCCTATCTCTGCCAAGTTTCTGAAAGTGTCAACGTTTTCAAATACTCTTGCCGCTAGGTCGGCTGTGAATTGTAAAAATACTTTGTTTAATCCTGTGGTGCTTTGTGATAGAACACCAAATCCACCAACCAATCCGTCTGCACCTTTGGTTAATGATTCAAAGCCGGCTCCTGCCGCACCTAAAACTTTTTTGAATACAACAACTGATTTGCTGGTTTTCTTGGTTTCTTCTGTGAACTCACGTTGAGCACCACTGTTACTGCTACCGCCGCCAGACCCACCCAAAGCCTTCAGTATTTTTTTGGCAGTGTCTTCGCTGGCAATTCCCCCATTGCCATCTGTTTTTTCTAAAAGTTCTTCAATCGTCATTGCCATTATGTAATACCAAAATCCTTGTTACTTGTATTTAATGCCAATCATTAAGTACGCACTTATCTATCATTACTAAATATGTGTATATTAAGAATAACATAATTTAAGTTTTTTAGTATTTATGGAGAACAAAATGACAGATTCACAACCAGGACAGAATGTAAATCCTTTAAAGAAGTATTACAGACAGCCCAAGCAGTTTGTAAAATTGCCAAGTGGTTATAAATTCTATTCTGAAGGATCTATTCAAGTTCCTGAATCAGGAGAAGTTGCTGTGTATCCTATGACAGCCAAAGACGAACTGTTGTTAAAAACTCCAGACGCTTTGCTGAATGGCGAAGCAACAGTATCAGTGATACAGAGTTGTATACCATCAATTAAGAATGCATGGGAAATGCCTTCGATAGATTGCGATGCGGCATTGATGACTATCAGAATGGCCACATACGGAACCAGCATGACTGTGGCAATCAAAGTGCCAGGCACATCAATTGAAAAAGACTTAGTATTAAATTTACAGGATAGTTTGTCTTCAATCTTGTCAGCACAATACAATGATACATTTTTTTACCAAAACATGGAAGTAAAAACAAAACCTTTAACCTACAAAGAGTTCACTCATAGTGCAATTCAAACATTCGAACAGCAAAGAATTCAAAAGATTGTGGATGATACAGAAATGAATGATGAGGAAAAAATAGCACAGTTCCAAAAAACTTTTAAAAAATTAACCAATTTAAGTATAGGCATGGTGGCTAACACAATAGCATCAATCACTGTGGATGGCGAGACTGTATCAGATATAAAACAAATCGCAGAGTTTTTGGATAATACTGACAAACAATTTTTCAGTTCCATTATGGAGCATTTAGAAAAAAATAGAGAAGCATTTCAATTAAAACCTCAAAAAGCAACTTCCACAGAAGAAGAAATTAAGAACGGAGCACCTGCCGAATACACAATACCTATAGCATTTGATTCAGCAAATTTTTTCGTATAAAGATCGCAACACTGCCGAGTTCTGACATTATCAAACTCACAACAGATATGGAAGGCGAAATCAAAAATTTCAAATCTGATCTATTCAAATTGGCATGGTTCATGCGTGGATCGATTACACTAGATGAAATGTATGCCACCTGCCATGAAGATAGAGAAGTGATGGGCGGCGTGATCAAAGAAAACCTAGACACTGCCAAAAAAACAGGACAACCGTTCTTTTAACACATCACACACTATATAAAGTATAAAAAAATACACACACACGGTGTCTAAAACCAAATAGCACCATTTAATCAATGACACAGTCGTTCTAAATAATTCACATATGCAAATTTACACACAAATTGTGCGACCCCAAGAGCTGGATGAAGACGACCTCTGGATTCCCTGTCTTAAAACTGCCACCGTTGAACACTCTCCTGCAGATGCACAAGCACTGATCATCACCCACATCGAAGCCATCAATCATTATGCACACAGTCTGTCAGAACTGTTGGAACAAAAAGTGTATGCGGTGGGATCCAAGACTTATAACCGCCTTGTGGCGGCGGGCTTCGCAGAAAATAATATTCATTGGCGACACACAGCCAACGATTTAAAACTGCGTTCCAAAAACACAGGCCCACTCACTTGGCTCCACGGAGACAAGTACGCCAGAGATTTTCGTGCCATACCAGAAGTTACTGCCATACAGACTTACGAATCGAAACCAGATCCTTCAGCCATCAAACAGATATTGAAATTGGAACCAGATGTTGTTCATGTGTATTCGGAATCAGTATTAAAAGAATTAGAGATTAGAAACTGGAGTCACACCAAGTTGAAACACGTTGCGTCAGCGGAACCAGATGTCAGTGTGTGGTTGGATTGTGAATCATTTGATCCTAATGTTTAAGAACGACTCACGTCGTTCTGCTTTTCGCTTGTGCTCAAGCATTTAAGCAATTACATAACGAAGTTATGTTGTCATCATGCAGACAGTTGATCCATACTTCACCCAGTAACGGGAAAAGTATGTAGACATCATGCGAGACTAGCCTGCCATTTTGTGAGAGGAACTTTTGTGCGGAAGCGGTAACCCGTCAACTCCCTATTCCAGACTTCATCAGTCACGGTCAACTGCGGCACCCTTCACAAACAAAGTGAGCAGTTGTGATGTTGTATCTTTTTCACAGAGCATCTTCTTTTATGCCTTTAGTAAGCACTTTCCTTGCAACTCAGGATTCACCATTATGTTTCAAATGCATTTCCTGGATCTACGATCAGTTGTGTTGCTATATTGCCTTGTTGTAATTTTTAAGTTCTTCTTTTAGGATTCTTGAACCACCAACTCTTACATTGATGATACCGTTGTAGTATTCGTCGGATTCTAATACTCGTCTTTCGAATTGTTCCCGAGCTTCGAGATAACTCATTACGCCTCTAGTTTTGCAAATGTACAATATTTCTCTTGTAAACTTGTCTTCGCCTAATTCTGCCACGTCAGCATTCAGATGATCTGAGGAACCCCAATATTCTTTCCAGTCAGATTCAACTTTGCTTCTACGTTTGTTTATCCTGCCTTTAAGTGGCGGACGTGTCTTCTTGAATTTTGCTAATTTTTTACCCACATACCGTTTACCATTGGTTGTGTTTGTGATCAAATACACAAATCCTTCACAGTCTTCCGGCAATGTTTGAATGGGTTTACCCTGATAAGTCCATGGCATATGGACATACTTACTGATTATTTTTTTCGCTGTTGCTGTTTGTGGATCTTGGACACTTTATATTGTTCTTCTAGCTCTTTACGTCTAAGACGTGCCAAAATTCTAATTTCTGCCAGTGCCAATCTAGCGGCAACTTTTGTGGCAAGGCTTTGCCTCTTGGCAAACAACTCGTTTGCTTTAAAATACGCCATGTATGCTTGGGTCAGTTTGTCGTGAGTATCATCTTGAATGGTCATTTGTTTCCACATCGTTGGCATATGCTGTGAAGCCGTTTTCTTTAACAACTCTAAGCACGTTGTTCACTCTGCCCATTAATTCATCTTTATGAGATATCAAAAATATGTTTTTGCCTGATTCTCTGCTCATTTTTTTTAGAATAGCCAAACTGCTTTCAACTCCTGCTGAATCCATACCAGAATCTATCAATTCATCTAAAAACAACAAGTTAATTTTTTGATACAAGTTTTCCCATACATCTCTAAAAGCAAAACTTAAACCTAAAATTAATCTATTTCTTTCACCTCTACTCAGATTGTCAAAGTCTAGTTCTTGTCCCAGTTGAGTGATCTCCACACTTAAATCATTTTTAAATGTGACCAAGTGTGGAAGACCCAATTGATCCAAGTAGTGAGTTAACCTGTTGTTCAAAAAGGTTAAGTTTTGATCAATTATTTTTTTCCTTATGAAGGAATCTTTGTTTGTTAACAGTTTGTGTAAAAATTCTTGATGTTCTTTTAATTTTTGCAGTGTATTTGCTGTGTCCCAATCTATTTTTTGTACTGCTTGATTTTTTAATTCATCTATTTGATCTAGATATGGATTAGCATCTTCTTTTTTGTTAACAAGTGCTGTGTTGATTGATTCCACATATTGTCTGTGATCATATACTTCTTTTATGGTATCATAGTATGTGTCGGGTCTTTGATCCAAATCGCCCACTGCTTCGATGTCTTTTACAGTTTGTTCCAATTGTTGTGCTAATTCCATCACATAACTGTTGGATTCTCCATATTCTTCTTCCAAAGTTTTCTGCATTTGTTCTATTTTATCTTGAGGCAGATCCTGACCACAAGCATAACAAGTGGCTTTGTGATTAAGTTTTTCTAGATCATCATATAATTTTTTTGCTGTCTTATCTGCTTGTTCGATGGTCGATTCCAAACCAGCTCTGTCTTTTTGCAATTGTCTTAACACATCGTTCAGTTTTGTCCAATCTTCAAGTTTTTGATGTGTTTCTAATTCTTTATCAATGTCTACACTTTCTAACTCTTTTAAGTTTTTTTCTAATTTTTCTATGTCTGTGGTGTTCTGATTTTGCCAAGCACTGCTTTTGTTGTTTAAACTGTGAATTGTTTCTTCTACTTTTTCATTGCTAATTTTTAAACCTTCTAAACGTGCTGTTTCCAGTGCTATGTCTTCTTTTGAACGTTTGATGTGTGTTTTTAAGATGTCTGCTTTCTCAGACAACAACTGAATTCCTAATAGTTGTTCAATTATTTCTTGTTGTTCATTGTTGTGTAAACTTAAAAAAGGTTGAGTGTATGTGTTCAAAGCCACAATGTGTTTGAACATTTTTGGATTCATTCCAATCATTCTGTTTAGGTCTTCTTGTGTTTTACGTGAATCGCCTTGACTGACATCTGATAATTCTTGCTCTTGATCGTCTATGTAATATTTCATTACATTAGGTTTTCTTCCACGCTCCACTCTGTAATTTACACCATCTTTTTCAAATGCTATTGTGACCAACATAGCCTTGCCGTTGGTTTTGTTCACTAGGTTGTCTTTACGTATCTTGGTAAGTGCTTCACCATACAATGCGTAACTCAGTGCATTAACAATGGTGGTTTTACCTGTACCATTACGTGACCCTGCATCATCACCTCCCATGTCTAAGTTTTCACCCAACACCAATGTTAACAATTTTTGTTGAAAGTCTATTGCTTGGGTTTGATTACCCACACTCATAAAGTTTTTTACAGTAAGTGTTTTAATCA